ATAAAGATAAATATAATTTATTAGTATCGTTCGCTAGACATATAGCTGAATTGGATAGTGATGAAGGGTAAGAAAGTAGATAGTGAATTTTTATCCTATTTCATTACAAAATGTATAGCAATGAATAAGTTTTCATCTGAAGATATCGTATCTCAAGCAAAAGCAGAGATGGCAGATATAGATAAAAAGATAATGGAAGTTGCTAGATTGAAATTGGTTAGAGGTAAACTACAAGATGTAGTTCATTCATTTGAGAAACCAGTTAAATTTATAAATGAAGATGAAGTGAAGACCCTTGAGTTTTTTAAGATTCAAAATCAAAACATATGTAAGTATATCTGTGAAACTATAAAAAAAAGATCTAACGGTGTTGGAGAAATTTCTAATACTGCTTTCGATAAGGAAGATTTGTTTTTTGCTATCAAACAACTAATAGAGGGCAAAGTTCTTCGTAAGAGTGGACTTTATTTGTATAAGGCTGAAAATTTTGATGAATACTGTAAGTTTGCACTAATTGGAGAATAAATGTTGATAGTTTCAGATAGGAAAAATAAATTCCATATAATTCAGATTTCGTTCACTAAACATCTTACTTATTGTGGAACTAATCTTTTGAAGGATAAAAAGGTCAATACACTAAAATCTTCATATCCAAGAACTGTATGCACACAATGTGCTGAGATTTGGGATGATTATGTAGGTATTAAAAATATAGCAACAATAAAGATTTATCGTGCTTTACAATACAGATTAGTATCAAGATTTTTCTTTATGAAGAGCCCTGATGATATTTATTCCAAACAAACTAGTTGTAAACGTATTGCATATAGTAAATCTTACTTCATGAAATTCATAAAAAATCTAAATGATAGAAACAAAAACTAGTATTTCTAAAAGAGCATTATGGCACTATGTGAATAAAAAGATTAATAGATCTATTCATCATTCACATGTACTTAGTATTATAAGCATATTATTCGAAGAAATAACTGCCGATTTGGTGTCTGGAAAAGAAATACATATTTTCAATTTCGGTAAATTCAATTTGAAGCAGATGAAGCCGAGAATATATTTTGATGTAAATCAACAAAAACTAATGTTATCGAAAGGCAGTAAAGTTTTAAGATTTTTACTGTCGCCGCCAATTAGAAAAAAGCTAGTCAATTATATAGATATTGACAAAACGTTCGGGGGTGAGTAATGTACAAAAAAGGAGCACGACAGACTGTGTTTGTTTGCTCAGGTATAGCGAATGGTAAAGAGTTGGCATCTGATGAGTTTGCTGCTTCTTCAACTGAGGAGGCAGCATCTTTGTTTTTAGATAAGTACAAAGTTAAACCAAAATCTATATTTGGACCGTTTTTTAAGAAACGAACTCAAATTCTTGAGACAACAACAGTGTTGAAATTCTCTAATCAAACCAAAAAAGCCATCTATGAAGGCTGGTTTGTAACTGCATTTGTTCTATCTGAGCCAGAGAATTATGCATATTTAGTATTTAATAGGCGGGTAGACGGACAAAAGTTACCCCCACCAAAAGGCACAATAACAGTTCCTATTTCAGAATTAAGGATTATATAATGACAAATAACATGTTTCTAGATAAAATGAAAGAGATTTTGGTCACCCAGCGTCAGGCTTTAGTAAATAAGGCTCATGAGGTGGTTGATATAGACGATGATGGTGATGAGACTGACAGTATTCAAGCGAACATTTTGATGGAAGTTAGTAAAAGGCTCTTAACAAGGGATAACGCTAAACTCTCTCAAATTGATGATGCACTAAAACGTATGACAGATCGCTGTTATGGTTTATGTGAAGACTGTGGGGACTCAATCCCAGAGAAGAGATTAGTCATTAACCCATACTTTTTGACCTGTATCTCCTGTGCTGAAGAGCGTGAGATTGAAGAAAAACATAAGAAGAGGTCATAAAATTGAACACTATTGTTACTGAAACAACAGACATTGGTGAAATTCCGGTAGATATATACCAAAAATTAGCTGGCGATAGAATATTATTTATTAATGATTATATAGATGATCGGTTAGCAACAGATATAGTTGCTACTCTTATGCTAAAAGACAGTGAGGATGAAGATAAAAAGATTACTCTATTCATTAACTCACCAGGCGGAAGTATTAGAGACGTATTCATGATCTATGATATGATGTGCTTAGTTAGGGCTCCAATTGAAACTGTATGCTTAGGATCTGCTATGGATGAGGTAGCAATCCTACTTGCTGCTGGTACCCCAGGTATGAGATTAGCTACAAAGAATTGTGTTATTTCAGTTGGACAGTTAGTGCATGATTCAATGAGTTACTCAGACTTAACAGATGCTAAATCAATTTTAGATTTATCTGTAACTGATAATAAAAGAATGATGGAGGTTATTGCTAAAAGCACTGGTAAATCACTGAAGCAAGTTCTTGCTGATTTTCCTCGAACCGTATTTATGAATTGTCATCAGGCAGTTAAGTATGGAATTATTGATAAAGTAGTTTCGGTCAAGAAGGATTCATCAAAATGAATAAAAATCATGATGATCATGATGGAAAAATGCCTGCCATTAGTAAGTACATGGAGAGCTATGTAAAATTGGCGAAAGATCGTGTCATATTTCTGTCTGAGAATTTTTCCAAAGATACTGCATCCGAAATGTCGGCATTATTATTTTACTATGACAGCCAGAATTCGGAAGATGATATTACTATCTACATCCATTCAAATGGTGGTGATGCATCAGCACTAGGTAATATCTATGATGTTATCCAAATGATTAACTCACCAGTAAAAACAATATGTATCGGTAAAGCGTATTCTGCTGGAGCTGTATTACTAGCGGCTGGTTCAAAAGGTAAAAGATATATCTTTAAGAATGCCAGAGTAATGATTCATGGTATTCAATGTGTTTTCCCTATTATTGGTCATGATATTGCAAATTCAAAGAACTATTATAAGTTTTTAGATGAAAACAATGATAATATCATGAAAATTTTAGCTGACCATACAGGTCATCCTTTATCTAAGCTAAAAGAAGATTGTAAACGAGATGTATGGCTTGATGCAAAACAGGCGTTAGATTACGGTATTGTAGATCACATTATGTAAATTACTTTCCCTGGTTTAAGTAATTGACCCAGGGTAAGCCAAAGATAGCAATATTACTTCATTTCTATATGAATAAAGAGGCACGTAAACAATCCAGTGATCCCATTCAAGAAAAGCTTAGGGCTCAAAAGGAATACTGGAATAAAAAGAAAGTCACTCCATTTATCGATAATTTGATTCATTTTAAGAAATTGATGAATGGTTCACCTTCAAAGTTTAATGGTGCCAAGTCTCAAATCGGTGAGCCTGTACCAGTAGACCCAGCCACTATAATTGCTATTCTATCTAGTGATTTTAATGAAATTGCTGCAATGGCAGCGTCTATAACAGATGCTCAACTACAATATTCTAAAAGTAGAAGAAGGAAAAAACAAGTTCAAACAGTTGATCCTAATCAACTAAACTTACCTTTTGGTAAAAATTCTTCGTTACAATTAGAAGCATCAAATAAGGTAACTAGATTTTTTTCACATTTGAATGTTCCATATTTTGGATATTCTTCGGAAGCTAGAGAAAGAAAATTTAGACTTACTCTTCTTACAGCCGCATCAAATATAGAAAAAGAAGTAAAGAAGCTAGAGCATGAAATACTTAGAGATAGCCCTGCTAGCATTCTAACATCTAGATTATTAATTAATAAGATTAATGATCAAATCTATATTGCCATGAGTCAATTAACCTTTTTCTCAGAAAGCAAAGCAGAAAAAGAAGAAAAAGCTAAGTTTACTCAATCAGGTCCAGTTAAAGGTGTATATCCATTCACACCACTAGCCGTTTTTCCTGGTGTGGTCTCACCACCAAAAGGAGAGCCATTGGCTGATAATGGACCCTCAGCAAATCCAGCATCCAACCGTCCTGCAAGTGCTGGTAATATAGCCGCTGATGTTCTTGATGAAGAAGAAGAGTTTGGTGGAATAAGTGTAAATAATATGCCTATTGGCATCGCAGATAATGATGTACACTCTCAACCAGGCTCTGCTCGGTCTGTTACACCATTAACTGATCCACTAGAAATTCAAAATGATGTTGAAAAGTATCATGGAAATATACCAAATCTCTTCAATGATCCTCTTTTGAAGGAAGTACAATTAGCTATAACTATGGTTGTTGGAACTCAAAACCCAATAACGAAAGCTCAAAAAGTAGTTGAATTAGTTAGAGATTATGCTAATCTAATTACTTATGTTAATAGTCAACTTGGTACTCATGGTGATTCTTTACGAGATATTTTATTATCACTTAACAGAGCCTCAGAAAGATATTCCGAAAGATTAGAGACTTTAGCAGATAATATGCTTTCTAAGTGGATCAATAAAACTAAACACAGATTAAGTCCAACAAATAGGACATCAGCTCTTAGATTAGAAATATTTGAAAGTGCATCAAGAGTTAAAGATTTGATTGATGATATGATGAATTCATTAGAAAAAAGTCTAAATGTTTCAGAACTAGAAGTTTTTTTCAAAACACTAGTTGAAGAAATTACTTTAATGGATAAAGTAATGAAACCATTAGAGTTGTTCACTAAGGGCGTAAACCTGGATAATGAATTTATGAAGTCCTTGGAACAAGGTAACGGTCTACAAAATGGAATCCAATTATCTGATAAGGATAAAGAGAACTTCCAGAAGATGGTTAGAAATAAGGAACTAAGACAAATGGTCAATATGAAGGGTAAAAAATAATGGAAGAAGGATTCGTACATCTAGATACCAAAGTTTTTCCTACCCTTTTGGCTATTTCTGAAGAGGAACAATCTAAAGGATTAATGTATGCGGCTTGGCCACCGCCAGTAATGTCATTTGTTTACTCTTCACCACAGGTAAATAAATTCTGGATGAAAAATACGCCAAGTCCACTAGACATTATATTCTGTTGTAATGGACAGATCACTCAAATACATAAGGGTGATCCTTACACCACAACAAAAATAGGTGATGATAGTTTAAGTGATCTTATTATTGAGCTTCCATTCGGAACTGTATCAAAATCTGGAATTCAATTATTAAGTAGGGTCGGGCTCGTCAGCCCATCCGGCGAGCAATTGATGAAAATCATAGCCACCAAGGCGCGCTGATTTTATAATAATAAGATCCCTTGCGCGCTCAATTTTTATGATTATGATGAGTGAAGACAATGGAACCTATTAAAAATCTGAACGACATTCTCCATAACTTCAACATTAAAGCAACATGTGTCAATTATCAGAGGGTTGACAACTACTCTTTCTTTGACTTGCAGTTGAATGCAAGAACGAAGGTTAAAGAGATTGAGAAATATGCAGATGAGATTTCTCTTGCAATGAAGACCGTTTCGAAGCCCAACGTCAAGATCATTCACGATCTTGGCGTTGTTCGTTTGGGGTTCGTTGCTCCTCGCGAAACTCCTCTTAACCTCTTCGAGTATAATACAAATACAGATGTTCCTAAGGGTGATCTTGTTTGTTTGCTTGGTCAGACGATTGACGGCAAAAAAATGTGGATGGATATTGCTGCTAACCCGCATATGATTATTGCTGGTACCACTGGTTCTGGTAAAAGTACTTTGATGCATAATATCATCGCAAATGTACTGAAGAATAGTAATGCAATCATCTATTTGATTGATCCCAAGAATATTGAATTCACTGAGTATGATAAAAAAGTTAAGAATCGTATCAGTGTATCATATTCGTATGATGAAGCTAATGTTATTCTTGATGATATGATTACTACGATGGAATCCAGGTATGAACTGATGAAGGCTGGTGTTTCTGCTTCTATCTTTCCAATCAGGGTTCTTATGATTGATGAATTTTCTGATTTGATTATGCAGGACAAGGGTAATAAGTTTTATGATAAGCTTTGTCGTCTTGCACAAAAATGTCGCGCTGCAAGGATTCATATCATTCTTGCAACACAGCGACCTTCAGTTAATGTTATCAGTGGTACGATTAAAGCTAACTTCCCTGCACGTATTTCCTGTAGGGTTGCAAGCAATGTTGACTCCAGGGTTATTCTTGATACGAATGGTGCTGAAGATCTTTTTGGTAAGGGTGATGCTTTTCTAAAGGATAATTCTCGTTCAATGGAGCGTTTTCAGGTTGCTTACACTGATGCGCAGGAAGTTTGTAAGCATTTCGGTAAATAATGTCCCACATTAACTTATTTGATATCGACAAATTAATTGAAAATTTCATTACTACAAATGCTCAAGGTATAAAGAAAATTCATTCTATCTACTATAAGACTACAAATGATATATCTCTTAGATCATTAAAAGCCGAATTAGTTGATGAATTGAAAACGGGCTGTGTGACCTTTATTAACAAAGGTCACGATATTAACACATTAAATCAATACCTATTTTATATAGTAAATGATTTTTGTAAGCGCAATGCTGTCATTCTTCCTAAGAAAAAGATTGATTATTTATGCCCTGGTTGCTTATCATTGGGCAGGAATGAAGTATTGAATAGTAATTTTCAATGCTATGTTTGTGAGTCGGATCTTAAAGTAGCTACTGATCCCAAGAAAATAGCCTTTCTAAAAGCATTTCATATTCATTCAAAAAGTGGATATAGATGCCCCGATTGCAATAAGTTCATACCTAATCATTTTGGTAATCCTAAAATAGTTACTTGCCCATATCTAGATTGTTTTTTTGTTGGCGAAAGTTCAGATCTTAAAAAGATGCATCATCCTGCTTTGGAGTCAAATCCAGAAAAGCTAGTTTTAGATGCATCAAAAGATGGAAATAGGTCATTCAAAGATAATATAGTAGATCGTAATCCAAATGCCCTAGAAGCATTGGAACTAAAAGAGGAAATTTCTGCAAAAGTAGATATTATAAGGGAAACCATCGAATCACAAAATAATAGCTTAACATACAATAGTTCTAATTTTACAATCAAGCATAAGCAACTTGTTTATCAAGCATTTAGTAATTTGCTAAGACAATTTCCAGTAGAGATGGTTGAGTATCTATTGGGGTCTGAGCAAGTTCAGCACAAAGGATTTCAGCATAAAATCTTTCAAAAGTATGTATTACTACTCGAAAATGATTTGCCTTTTACATATAAGAAAGCTAATAAGACTTATAAAGTTGAATCTTTACTTGATACTGGATTGAATCTATTTGATGGCATAAGCACTTTTGATTCTATTGTTACTGATAAATCTGAAATAAAGAATGAAACAAAAGAATTTTATATAGGCGGAAGAAAAGCTACTTATAGTAAGCCTTATTATATAGGTAAATTACTTAACGTTATAGATACAAATAGCAAGTCTTCAATAATCAAAAATGTAACTAGCTACAGTTTTTCTAGGATTAAGTTGAAAGAAGTAGATCCTGGTACTTTGGTTACAGTCACTCATTTGAGAGTTCCGCCTCATTATCAAATGGGTGGAATGGTTCACGTAAATAGAATACGTAAGAAGATTGTAGACCGTGCAACATCTGTAATGAATAAGGATAATTATGAAACGTAAACCTGAGATTATTAAGGTAAAGCTTTCGTCAACTTTCGTTGGGAAGGGCTTTTGCAAATATTGCGGTGGTAAACCTAAACATTTCTATTATGTTAGAAATAGAATATTATTTCACGATCAAAATAGTATAAGGCAACTGTTTCCGGCATTAATGACATTTGTTAAATCGTTTGGACAAGACTGGTTTACCTGGATTGCCCCTGGAATTCAAACTAAACAATCGCATATCGCTTATACTCCGAACCAATTAAAATATAATCCAAGAACACATAGTATGTATTCATCTAAAACAGAGAATAAATCTAGTGTATCAGAATACTTATCTTGTGATTGTGAACGTACGACTTGGGCATTCACACAAAAAGCGAACGATAAAAGACCTGAACTTCTAAATAGAAAAGCTAAAGGTACTTTTAAGGATAAGTTTGTTTATTAAAAGTGAAGAATTTTTAGGCGTTTCTTAACTTCAGCCTCTAGTATTGTGAAGTTATCTGAAAGTTCTTCGAATAATCTCCATTGTTTATCTATGATCGTGTAGCAAGAATAGTAAGAACTTTTTGCTACAGCATCATAATATTCTTTACTAGCATCTTTCAGATGATTCGGAGCCAGTGTATTTATGAAAAATATCCAATCTCCTAAATTCTGGTAGGTACTAAAATCATGTTTACTGCGGGCTTGCGCAAACAACAAAGTGACACTATCCTTAGAGAGGTCGAAGGATGCGGACTTGTATTTTCCATAAATACTGATAATGTAAGCTTTAGTGTCCTGACGGCACTGTAAATCTGATAATTTTTCCTCAAAAAAGCAAGTAATATTATTGTGGATTGTTTCCATAGCAAAATACAAAAATATTGAAAGACTCATAGGTTATTAATGAAAACTCTCGTAATTGTTGAATCTCCATCGAAAGCTGATAAAATCCAGCCTTATTTAGGCAAAGATTTTATTTGTTTAGCAAGCAAAGGGCATATCACCGAACTTGCTAAAGGTGGTAAGCATGGAATTGGTGTGGATGTAAATAAGAATTTTAAACCACATTATGTAATGATGGCGGATAAACTTGATACTTTAGATGCTCTTCTTGCTGCGGCTAAGAAATGTGATCGAGTGTATATTGCTTCCGACCCTGATCGTGAAGGTGAGGCAATTGCCTGGCACATTGCACAAAGATTAGATGGTATTGAGAAACCAATTAGGCGGATAGTCTTCAATGAAATTACTAAAGCTGTTGTACAGAAGTCAATCAAAGAAGTACGTGATATTGATATGAACTTGTTCCATTCACAGGAAGCAAGACGTATTTTAGATAGACTTGTAGGATTTATGGCATCTCCATTTCTAATGAATTTCATTGGACCAAAGTTATCTGCTGGTAGAGTTCAATCAGTAGTTACTAGAATTGTTATTGATCGTGAAAGGGAAATCGAAGCTTTCGTACCAGAAGAGTTTTTTACTATTCAGGTTAATCTTACAAAAGATGGAAAAACTGGGTTCTTAACCAAGTATCCAGGTAGATTGACAGATCAGGCAACAACTAATGACTTGAAAGATAAATTTTCTGCTAAAGATGTAGAATTTGTTGTTTCTGATGTTATTGCTGATGAAGAGAAAAAGCCAGCACCACCGCCCCTCATCACATCGACTTTACAACGCACCATGTCTCGTTTACACAGTTTTGAAGCTGATAGGACGATGAAGGCTGCTCAGAGCTTATATGAAGGCGGGTATTGTACTTATATTAGAACTGACTCAGTTAGAGTTGATGAAGAGGCTATCAAAGAAGTTCGCGAATGGCTGACCAAAAATGGTCATGCTGTTCCAAAGAAAGAGAACATCTTCAAAAATAAAGATGATGCTCAGGATGCTCACGAGTGCATTCGACCATCAGATTTAAGTTTACTTCCAAACGCGAATATGGCAATCATTGATCCAGACGAGAAGTTGGTTTATGAAACGTTATGGAATTATTTCGTGGCTAGCCAAATGATGCCGGCAGTTTACAATACCTTGAAAGTAATTGCTCATGTCAAGGGAGATAAGAAGCTTGAGGTAAGGGCTTCTGGCAAAGCCTTGAAGTCCAAAGGTTTCCTAGACATTATTGGTGGTTCTGATGATAGTAAAATTGATATTCCGAATCTTGCTAAGGGTGATGCACTAAAAATACATCCACCGATTCCTGTAAGAATCGAAAAGAAAAAGACGCAGCCACCACCAAGGTTTTCGCTAGACAAGTTAATTGATGAGCTTGTAAATAGAGGAATTGGTAGACCAGCTACCTATGCTGACTTGCTATCTAGAATTACTGCAAGGAATTATGTCGAGAAAAAGGGAAATGTATTCCATGCGACAGATCTTGGTAAGAAAATTACAGATACATTGATTAAGCATTTTACATTTATGGATTATGATTATACTGCTAAGATGGAGCAGCAACTAGACTTAATTAAACAGGGTAAAGTAAATCATATTGACGTGCTTAAAGGATTCTTTCCATCATTCAAAGCAGAGCTTGATAAAGCTTATGTAGAGTTTGGTGGGGATCTTTGTGAGAAATGTGGTAGTCCGATGTCAACTAGAACTACAAAAACTGGCGACAAGTTTATGGGGTGTTCTGCTTATCCCAAATGTAAAAATACTAAGCCTATCGCAAAGTAATCATTATCAATATGTTGGTTCTAGCCGTCGATATAGATAGTTCGCAAGTAACAAACGTATTAAAATAATAGAAAGAACGAGCATTTTTGCTAATGAATAAAAATAATAAAGTGGCTGATACAGATTATCTTGCGCCAAAGGAGCTAGAAGGACAAGAGACTTTAAATAAAAGTGTTCTTATCAACATGACTCCACGTAGAACTGTGCATGATGTTAATAGTACTAGACCAACCCAAAACTTCATCGATGTAATGAAGTGGGCTGAATCTAATTTTACTAAAGTGTTAGCAGATAGAACTAATGTCAATAGATTTATTCACAATCGAATTGTAATAGATGGTCAATTTTTGCAATTTGCTAAAGAGCAAGGAATAAAAATTGAATGCTTGTACAAGGATTCAGTTATTTCTTGGAAGACTGAACATTCATTTGAAAAATTCTTTGTACAAGGGGTATTTCTTATTGAAGCTAAGGGCGTTGAATTTCTACATGCCGCTATTTTCCATAAGGGAAATCAATTCGAAGATGAAATTAGCTTCTTCGTTCTTTGTTCAGATTCAAACTTTGAAGCCTACATCAAACTTAGGAATTCGTTTGATGAGTGGGTAACTAAGAGAGATAGAGGTAATCTTCACATTAGAGTAATTGGTGGTGAAGATATTCCTTATACGAAGGATAGTTCATGGGAGGAGTTGTTCTTACCAGAAGATATTAAGACAGATGTAAAAGATTTAGTTGAAGGATTTTTAGCATCAAAAGATTTTTATCTTGAAAACAGGATTCCTTGGAAACGTGGGGTGCTGTTATATGGTGAGCCAGGAAATGGTAAAACATCCATTATTCGTTCAATAATGGCAAATTACAATTTCAAACCAGTAACACCAGTTGCTGGTGCAAGTGATGATGCCATTAGAGAAACCTTTGCTTACGCAGAAGAGCAAAATCCTTCATTATTATATTTTGAAGATCTCGATTCAATGATTGAAAATGGATTAAATGTTTCATCTTTCTTGAACTTAATGGATGGTATCTCTGCTAAGAATGGTCTTTTGGTTATTGCGACAGCAAATAATTTCAAAAAATTACCATATAGCATAACAGATAGACCATCACGTTTCGATAGAAAATTTGAGATTCCATTACCAAATCAGGAAATGGCGTATATATATCTTAAGAGATGGTTCGGCGCGCTCATTACCGCAAAGAAATGCAAAGAGCTTGCTAAACTATCGGAGAAGTACGGATTCTCTTATGCTTACTTAAAGGAAATTTATATTTCTTCAATGTTTGAAGCTCTTGCTCATAAGAAGAAGGTTCCAACGGAGAAGGATGTAGATAATGCGCTTAATAGGTTGATGAAAGATAAAAACATTCTAAGGAATGCGAATAAGATTAACACGGATAGATATTTCAAGTAAGGTTAAATTAGGTTACAGGTAGAAATGAAAGACAATTATTCTAAAGGTAGAAAACCATTTAAAAAGGCACTGAAAGGGGGTGATTCGCAAGCCGACGATATTATTATCGATGAAGTTTCAAAAAATGAACCAGTACTCGGAGAATATTTAGAAGTAAAAGTTTTCAATAACTTTGAAAAGGCAATACGAGCTTTCAGGGCAGTAGTTCAAAAAGAGCGTATTTTATCCCTTTATAAGGAAAAGCAGTCATTTGAAAAACCTTCTGATAAGCGCAGAAGGAAGCGTAATGAGATGAAACGAAAGCGTTTAGAGTTAGAGAGTGATAATGGTTCAGAACCTAAGGTCAAAAAGACTTTCAAAAAGCACTCCTTTAAGGATACTTCTCCAGAATAACTGGAGCCAACATGAATCAACAAACCAAGTTTTATAAAAATTCAGCAAGATCGAAAGATCCTACGCCTGAACATAAGCCATACGTTCCTCAATATCAAGTAATGGGTATTGAGCCAGAACCATATATTAGCCCTTTGGATCAAAATCAAACTCCACACCATACTCCAGTAGTATTACGTGGGGCGCCTAGAGAGCCATTACCTCTTGATAACCCAAGGGGTCGTAAGGTTGGTATGAGAAATATGCCTTATGCAGAGACTTCTGTATCTCCTGTTGGAAGAGGTAGGGGTCCAGTTCCTAATGTTGGTAATAACATGGAACATACTTGGTCAAGTGTTGATAGTGAAATAATCGATGATGTGTCTGGTTTATCTATTGATCAGACACATCATATGGTTGATAATAATGATTTCGTATCTGATGAAGCGTTAGGTGTACAAACCAACGTTCAAACCTCTTCTTTAGGAGGTAAGGTTCGCATAGAGGGTGAAGAAGATAAGGCTTATTTAACTGAAAATGATTTAAAGAAGATCTTATCAGATAAGAAAGAAATCACTTCTTTATCTTTATTGAAGGATAATCATTATATGGCTATACTTTTCGATAAAGTCGTCGCCACAGGACCAATTGATAAGGTTCAAGCAATAGTTTCATCATTAATTTTTGGTGAACATAAAGATTATCAAAACGTATCTATCTCTATAGATGATATAGTAGTCGTTAAGAAGATCAAGCTTAAAGTAGGTGTCTTCTTAGAATAAGGGACTACTATGAGTGATGGACAAAGAAAAGTTACTGATGTTATTTTGGATTTAGAAGCTAAAGTTAATGCATTATTAACTTCATCTAAAAATCAAGAAATGCTTGTAAAGATAATGTCAAACAAATTGAATGAATTATTACAAGCACAATCGGTTCCAAAGCCTGTTGTAGGAAAACCTTTTGTTGAGGCAGTTAATACTACACATCAAAAGGCTATTGAGATTTCATCGGAAACTAAACTTCCAATGCAAGATCTTCCAAATGGATTTAGAAGAACTTCAAGACCTGAAACTTATTCTGGTGATAATCAATATTTACCAGTAACAGATCAAGGAGTAACCAAATTCCCTATGCAGTTGCCTAAACAGCCTGAGGCAGAAGTAAGGGTACCTGCGCCAGCTACTACAAAAAAAGAAACACCAACATTCACAGAGAAACCTGTACCTTCTGAAATTCAAAATAGGGTTGTAAGTAATGCAATTCCTGTTATTCAAAGAATTGTAGATTCAACTGGTAAATCTATATTTTTGGCAGATGTCGAAATCACAGATGTAGATGGTAAGACACCAACATATAAATCTAGAACAAATGGTACTGGTAAATGGATGGCAACATTAGCGCCTGGGCAGTATAAAGTAGTCATTCGTAAAAGAGAATCGTTGACAAAAGAGAAGTTAGAGTCCACACAGGAGATTACTGTGACTGGAGCTGTTAGTCCATTTGAACTGCCAATTCTTATTATGAGATAATGTCAATAAAAATACATATATGGCATGACTATTGTAATTAGAAAAAAAATATCTAGTGATAATATAAAAGCTTATGAAATACAAGGTTTTATACACGATTATTACAATAATGGATTTATTGCTCAAGAAAATAGAGATACGTACCAAAGAGGTGTTGTACCAAGATCAAAAATAGCTCTCTGGGATGCAAATGATGTTGTAAAATACTTAAAATCATTTGATGATAATACAAAACAAATGATTTCTAAATTGATTGAAATGACTCAATCAACTGATGTGATAGATCTTAAAAAGTATGTTGAGTTAGTAAAATTTGCTAAAGAAGTATTCATTAGACATTTTAGTAAATTAACAAATGAAGCAAAATCAATTCTATTTACTGTATTTAATACAGCCTCTTCAAAATTACAAGTTATGCGTAGTGAATCTAAACCAGATGCTATGATACCTTTAGCTGCGGCAGCCACACTACTTACTTTAACTGTAAATCAATTAAAATCTGTAATAGATAAAGTAAATAAATTACCTAATAAGTATTCAGATGAAATTTCAGAATTGGAAGAAGAGTCCAAATATAACACATATGTTGGAATGGAAGATCCAATACGGGCTCAAATTAATGAATTGAGTAAGCTTGCAGCTAACATTATTATTGTTAATGAAAATATATCTTCAAATATTGAGGTGAAAATTGATAAGATAAAGATAAGTGATTTCAACAAATTAGCTGCATATGCACGTTATATGAGGCAGAATGAAGGTGACGATCCTATTATTGTTCCAGCAACAAATAACACCGCTAATCCAATATTAGATCAATCAAAAGAGTATTTATCATTGATTATGGATGATGGATTTCATGATTCACAAAATGCTTTAGTTGCTTTAGGACTAATTTATGAATTAAGTGGTTCAAAATCAATAATTAATATATTGAAAAAGCCAAATATATCAGATAGAGTAATTGGTGCTATAGCTGAATTAATACAAAAAGGTAATGATGTTGATTTGTTTGATCAAATTATATCACAGATTGAATCAATAGAGAAATATGACTTATTTCAATCAATGTTCATAAATGATGTTAATTACGAATTTCTTCACAATTTAATAGAAAAGAACATTGATAATGTAATATTTATGAATCAATTTGTTAATGGAACATTAAATAGAATTTCCGCAGCAGTAATACTTGATTTACTTAGTAAATACCCTGAAAAATTCGCTAATATTGATCTTAATTTGCATAAGGTAATTGGGTACGTGTCAAGACATATTGATGATATAATCTATATTATTGAATCATTATTAAATAGCGGTAAACCTGAACAATTACTAAAGTACATCAATCAAATGTTAGGTTATTTATCTTACCCTATGTACGCTATAAAAATATTAGGTAAATATGGAAATATTATTTCCAGCAATGAATCATCAGTAATAGCATTTTTCAAAGATAAAAATGTAACAAAACAGATGGTCAAAGAAATGAATTGGCAAAATATTATTTCAGTTATGAAGATTGTAAATAAATACCCTAATTTGCAATCTATTTTCACTGGAATAGCTGAAGCAATTGAAGATCAACTAAACGATAGGGTTTATTCATTATTACTTAAAGCAATTCCATTTACACAAGAATATAAGAGCATATTAGATTCATATAGGGCAAATGTTCTTAAGACCCAAGAAGATGCTAAAAATTATATTCAGAAAATGGTAGAGCCGCAAACAGCTAATTTGCCAATAAATAATGAACAGCCATCTAAACAAAGTGTAGCAAATATGATTTTTGCATTAAGATCATCTAGATAATTTGATTAAATTATCAGATTCTTACTTTGATATATAATGAGTATGTCAACCAAAAATTTAAAATTCCAAGTAATAGTCAGTGATCCCGCCTGGTCATTTTCAGATTCACTTTCCATGTCTGACGTAGCTAGAGGTGCTTCCGCTAACTATAAGACCATGACGCTTTCAGATATTAAAGCGCTTCCTGTAAAAGAGGTTGCTGACCCTACCGGAGCCGTGCTAGCTCTCTGGGTTCCGTCTTCTCTTTTGCAGGAAGGCTTAGATACTATTAAAGCCTGGGGATTTACTCACAAACAAACATATATTTGGGTAAAGACTAAGAAGACACCATTATCTAATTTTTTATCAGTAGTTAAGAAGCAAGTAAAGCAACTTAATAAAGCCAAAGGGACAGATATCCCAGATGGCATGATAAATACTATTTTGACTACATGTAAGAATTTTAAAATTAAAGATACATTGGCATTTGGAATGGGTCGTCTATTTAGGCAAACGCATGAAATTTGTTTAATCGGTACTAATAAAAATGGTATTTATAAATTACTTAAGAACAAGTCACAACGTTCAGTATCATTTGCTGAAAATCTTAAGCATTCAGCAAAGCCAGAAGATTTACAAGATTCACTAGAACAGATGTTTCCAGGTACAAATAAGTTAGAAATGTTTGCTCGAAGAGAACGTACTGATTGGACTTGTTTAGGAAATGAAGTTGGTTTGAAGGAAGATATTCGCGATTCAATCGCAAAATTAATTTAATACGCGGTCCATTGACCGTTAATTTACAGGGATTACGGTGATGCTATGTCCAAAAAAACACTGCTACTGAGCGCAAGCTATGAGGTTATTTCTTTCATTCCAGAGAGAAAAGCTTTCAAGTTATTTTTTAACGATAAAGACAAGGTGGAAGTCATCTCAAGCTGGGATGATGAAATCACTTGGTCTTCCGGTAAAGTTAAGCACCCATCAATCCTGAGACTAAAGAATTACGTAAGAAGGAATTACTATAACTCAAACTTCAGCCGTAAGGCTTTGGTCAAAAGAGATAAGAGTACTTGCCAATTCTGTGCAAAGAAGCTTGTAGCATCACAGATTACGATAGATCATGTTCTTCCAAGAGCGCAGGGAGGAGTTACATCTTTCACTAACTGTGTTGTATCTTGTCAGATTTGCAATAATAAAAAAGCAGATCGTACTCCAGAACAAGCTAAGATGACTTTGTTGAAGAAACCAACACATCCTTCATTTTCATCCAACATATATGTTGCTGATCCTCAAGAGTATTGGCATAATGATTGGGATGATTTCTTAGGCAATGTTTAATATAAAAGACCATGTATTTAACGTACATGGTCTTTTTGTCATGCGAATAATACAGAATACTATATACCCTGAACTGATATATAGGAAGAACCATGACAAACACGGTAAGCTGCAACTGTATAGTATGTGCTCAAGAGTTTCAACCAGAGGAACTTCAAAGCTTAGCATCGTCTAAGATTAATGCCACACGCTTTAAGATCTGCCAAGCTTGCTTGGATAAGTGTGATCCTGAAGACGACTATAATCAAGCTCGTGATATCGTCAATTCATATTTGAATTTTGCATATGCTAAAAGCATGTACAATGAGGCTATGGATATTTTAGATTCTAGAAAGAAATTATCATAATATTTCTATAATAATTACTCTATCCTCTTCATCTAAATAATCGTCTTTAGCTTTCTTTATTAATGGTGTAGGATCAACCTCTATATACAGAGGAATTTGCTCAAAATTGTTTTTCTTTCTATCCTTGCGCTCATGAATAAACGGGAGAAATGGTTCCATTTTGCCTCCACCAATTACTAATATACGATTTTAGTAATAAAGTAATAAATAATGCTATGTACTAGTTGCAGTAAACTTGCTCAATTACACACTAATAAGGTATGTTCACGCTGTAAAGGCAGTGTTTTTATTAGTATTTCTGTTATTTGTGAAAAATGTTCAAGCAAAACAAAACAATGCTCTGCATGTCTTAAAAATATATCTTCACCATCTAGTAAGTCAGGTGGATGTGGACAATGCGGTAAATGATATACAGGACCATATGATTATTACAAACAACGAAAGTGCTCTAAGAGTTACATGTGAAGAAGTACTACCTGAAGAGGTAGGTAGTCTTATCGAAATTTTAGAATTAGAATTAGATAATAGCAATAGGCTCGGCAGGGGCGGAATTGGATTGGCTGGTCCACAAATCGGAATTGCTAAGAAAATAGCTATTGTAAGGTTAAACCAAAACATGAATATCAATCTAATTAATTGTAAGATTGAGAAAGGCTATGACCCTACGATTTTCAGGGAGGAAGGTTGTTTATCTTTTCCTGGTAGAGTAGAAGATACTATAAGATTTCAGGAGGTATATATTACTGGTAACCTAACTTATCCTCATAGTTTTGTTGCAACTGGTTTATTAGCTGTTGTATGTCAGCATGAAATTGATCATCTAAATAGTATTATATTTACTGATAGAATAAACCCAAAGCCGATAATGATTAAAAAATCAAAAGTTGGTCCTAATGACCCTTGTTTGTGCGGTTCAAACAAAAAATATAAGAAATGTTGTGCTAAATGAATAATGAACTTGATGTGCAGGTAGCAGAGATATTAGTCAGACTAATTGCTCTTGAAAATCTCCTAATAAAGAAAAATCTAATTCTTGGAGAGGAAATTGTCAAAGAGATGAAAGGTATAACAGACTCTGTGGTCGCTGCTTTAGCTTCTAAAGAATCAGAATCTAAATGATTTTCATAACTAAAGAAGAAGATTTGGTATACAACTCGAAATTAAGTTCCATTTATTTCTACTCATCATGGTTGCCATTTCATAAGAAGTTTTTAATCATGATAGACAAAGTAAAAGAAAAACACTCTTCTTTAGAATTTTTCGCTATAGACGTTGATCAGTTCAGAGGATTATGCTCAAGATATGGAGTACTTTCTGTTCCAACTGTTATAGTAATGTATGAAGGTAAAGAACAAACTAGGATAGAAGGGCTGGTAATGACTAGTGCTTTTATAAAAGTTTTCGCTGATATATGTAATAAGTATTCTGCAAATTTGGAGAAATAAATGGTAAAAAAGCAAGAAAAAGTAGTAGTAGCAGCACCAGTAGTAGCTAAAGTAGAGTTAACTGAAGCTCAAAAGATTTGGAACGAAGTTAAAGGTTTAGAAATTGAAATGTTTGCATTGCCAAATCAAAAAGTACATCAATATGTAAAGCAAGTTTCTATCGATCCAAGTAGACTATTTTTAATCGCTAATGCTACATCAGTATTACCTGCATTAGAGCTAGTTGTTGATAAGAAGTTTACTATTGAAAAAATAGATAGATTTCTAGTTCTTACAAGGAAATAAGATGCCTTTCGACGAAGAAGATCAAGATACAGGACCATCAGAACATTCTAAAAAAATTGGATTAAAAAAAGTAAGCGATCAAAAATCAATTTTTGATAATGCTCCTAAGAAACCAACTAAAGAAGAGTTTGAATTAAAAGTTAAAGAACGTCAAGATCGTCAAACTGGATATAAACAAAAAGCGGCTGATCTTGCTGTTAAGTTTAGAAGAATGATGGAAGATAAAACGCTTGTTCAAAATAGAAGTGTTTTCGCCAAAGAAATAGAGCGAGATGTTTTAAGTGAAATGATTCAGCTTGCTATGGATATTAATGCTGATCCAAGCGAACAAGAAGGAATGGGTTCATTAAGTTGGATTACTCTATTATTCAAAACTTGTTTGTCACAAAGGGATAGATTGAATAATCTTGAATTTATTTCAGAAGATTTAGGAAAGAAAATTAAAAGTATTTCTGAGTCTCTTGACAGTAAAAAGTCCAGTGAGTAAGTTAGTCATGATTACTAAAGAATCAATAATGACTCTTATTTCAGAAGAAAAAGAAACCTTTAGTAAGTATTCACAATCATGCGCAATATACAAAATCGAAATGGACCCATTGGCTATGGCGAAACATCATGGGAAACTGGAGATACTACAGATGCTTCTACAAGAAAAGCCTTCTTCAAAAATTTAGTAGATAGAGCTAATTCTGTACCAATCGTAAAAATATTCAAAAGTTACGGTTTGAGACTTAGTGAATATAACAAAGATACTATTTGCCCATTCCTAGACCATAAAGGAGGTAGAGAGAGCTCTGCCTCCTTTACTTATTATCCTCCTACTAATAGTTTCTTTTGCCATGGATGCAGAAAAGGTATCTATGGTACTGATTTCGTTGTAGCTATGGATGGAATTCCAAGAGCAAAAGCTGCTTATAAAATATTAGAATTATTTGGTGGCGATGTAGATGATGATGTAGAGTTTGAGACACTTGACATCGCTGAAAGATTAGAAATTATGATGGAATTTTCTAATCGTGTGAGAGATTTTAGGCAAGACAATACAGATGAAAAATCACTTGTTTTCATTGAAAATATATGCCAGATATATGACGATATGAATAATAAACACAAACTTGATAATGAATCTCTTAGAAAATTCATATCAATACTAATAACACAGATTAAGTAATTATATGCCTTATGCCATTATTTTAGGTGACGTTCATTTGGGAAAAGGTATCAACATTGGTAAAGCTGGTGTTGGAGCAAGCCTAAATAGTCGAGTCACAGATCAATTAAATCTTTTAGAGTGGACTTTAGATAGAGCATTATATCATACAGCAAGTCATATTATTATAACTGGAGATGTTTTTGAAGATCCAAAACCACATCCAGCGCTAATGACATTATTCATTGGTTGGTTGAAAAAATGTGAAGCCAATGGTATCAATGTTGATATTATCATGGGTAATCATGATATTCTTAGAAGTGGATTCATCTACAATTCACCTCTAGACATTATTTCTGAATTTGAATTAGATAACATTACCGTACACAAACAGATAAGTACTATTTTTATAGAATCAACTGCTTTTACCTTAGTTCCATTTAGAGATCGTAAGTCATTTTTCTGTAATACCAATCAAGAGGCTCTAGCACTTCTTAAAGACAGTTTTGTTTATGAACTAGCAAGTATACCAGTGACTTACAAAAAGGTTATGGTTGGTCATTTAGCCATCGAAGGCTCAATACCAATTGGCGATGAGATTGATGATATCACGAATGAATTATTCTGTACTATAGATATGTTCACTGGTTATGATAAAGTATGGATGGGTCATGTTCATAAACCACAGATCATGAGTAAGAACCCATATATAGCTCATACCGGAAGTATGGATATTTCTAATTTTGGTGAGAATGACCATAAGAAACAAATTGTAGTACTTGATTGTATTACAAATAAATTTACTTTAGAAGATATTCCAACTAGACAACTTAAGAAGATTGTTATTACTGTACCGAAAGATACCGTAGACACAACTGCTTACGTATTAAAACAATTAGAGTCAGAAGATACTTTAGATAGATCTATTGTTAAAGTAGAAGTTGCTTTTGCTTCTCCAGACTTAAAATCTATAAACAAAGGTTCTATAGAAAAATTTCTGATGAAACAAGGTGCATTTAATGTTACGAATATTTCGGAATCTAAGAAAATAGCTATTATCAAGAAAGATAATGCAAAAGTTATAGACACGAAAATGGATGTTTTATCTGCAATACAAACCTACTCCGAGTTGTATGTAGATGATAAAATAAGAGGTAAATTTGTTGAAGTAGCTAATTCGCTATACGCAGACTATAAGGAAGAAAATGAATCCAATTAAACTGTATATTGAAAATTATATGTGTCATGGTAAATCTACAATAGATTTTACACAATTCAATATAGCTCTTATAGTTGGTAAAATTGGGAATAATGATTTATACTCTAATGGTGTAGGTAAAACTACAATTTTTAAGGCAATTGAATATGTATTATTCAATCAAGCAGATGTTAATCTAGAGAAGATTATTAGGGACGATACTAATCTATGTAAGGTTATGTTTGATTTTAATTCTGACAACATTACATACCGCATTTCCCGTACAAGGACTAGAAAAGGTAGCTCAGATCTTTCTTTATACGAAAGAACGGCTAACGTTGGTACTGAAGTCGAAATTGATGACCCAGCATCAGATGCTAAGTTTTGGAAGGATATCTCTGGTAGAAGGGCGGCGGATACTGAAAAAGATCTGGCTAAACTAATAAAGATAAATTTCAAATCATTTAGAAGTACAGTACATTTTATGCAAAATGATTTTTCAGGATTAACAACTTCTACACCAGAGAAAAGAAAAGGCATATTAAAAGATGCTTTGAATCTTTTAGTATATTCTAAGTTGGAAAAAATGGCTAAGGATAAAACAACGCTTTTATCTAAAGATATTGATAAGCATAAAACTCTTATAGATTCACTTGGTGATCCAAATTCCGAAATAACTCCACTACAAGATCAATTAGTTAATATTGAAATTGTAGTTCAGGACAAGAATATCGAGTTAAAAGGTTTACAAAAAGAACTAGCAAAAGTCAATGACAAAATAGCTGAGTTAATTCAAAAACATTCTTTATTGGAAAGTAAGACATCTTCTTTAGTTGCTAGAGAACAAAACCTTATTCTTGATAAGAAAAAGCTAGAATCATCTATAAAAGAGTACAATTCTAAGCAAACTAATGTTGCTAGTGCCGCTACAGAAATAATCAATGAAATTTCAAAATTAAAAGAGCAGCAAACTGCTTTAGCTAAAATTGATTATTCAGAAGTAGATATCATTTCGAATACACTTGAATTGACAAAAACTAAAATAGCTCAATTGAATGGCGTCATACAAAATAATATGACACAGTATGAAGAATTAAAAATTCCTGTACCTGATGAGAACGTTTGCAAGCATTGTCGTCAAGGACTATCAGATGAGCATAAGTTACATTGTAAAAAAATGATTGCTGACGAGATGGATCAATGTCAAACTGCCATCAAAACTGCTAAAAAAGAAATAACTAGCTTAAATACTACAATTATTGCTAATCAACAAAAGTTAAATAGCATTAATTTATCAAGACAACAATTAGAGAGTTTGAATACTAAAATAACTGCTAAACATAAAGAAATACAAGATAAGCAGGATATTCATAAAGAATATGTAATTATATCAGCCAAGTTTAAAAAAGAGTTTTCTGAAAAGTTACTAGAGTTAGGCGCTGTACAAGAGGAATTAAAGACTTCTTCTTTAGAAGAGACTAATCTTATTAAGCAGAGTATTGGTACAGAAAATGTAATTGCATCAGGTATTAATACAAAAATCTTAAACATAAACAAAGATATTAGTCATCAGGCTGGGACTGTTGCGGTTTTAAAGCATTCAATAGCTCAAAAGAATAAAGATAAAAATAAGAAAGAATCATTAGTAAAAGCATTACTTATGCTGGAAGAAAACTATAAAATTTACCCTTTAGTTGTTCAAGCTTTCTCTTCTACTGGAATACCAAACCTTATTATTCAAAATGTGTTGGACGATTTACAAGTAGAATCAAATGAATTACTCACTAAATTGAAACCAGGATTACAGTTAGCATTTTCTATAGAAAAAACTAAGGGTGATGGATCGCAAGATGAAACTCTTGATATTCAATACTTTGTAAGCGGTAAATCTAGAGATTATGATCAATTGTCCGGTGCTATGAAACTTGCAGTTACTTTCAGTCTAAAGTTAGGACTTTCATTCTTATTGCAAAAGATGATTGGTACAGATATTAAGATACTTATGTTAGATGAAATTGATCAATCTTTAGATAAGGCAAGTGTTGATGCATTTGCTGATATTGTTAAGTTTTTTCAAAACGACTTTACGATCCTTATTATTACACATAACGATAGATTGAAAGATAAATTCTCACACGCTATATTGGTCGAACAAGATATGAATATGGTGTCAACTGCGAGCGTCGTCTCGTCTTGGTAAGGAATAAAATGTATAAAATAGCTATTGTTGGAAAAGCTAACTCAGGTAAAGATACTATTGCAAAGCTTTTCGGTAGAAGATTGAAAGAAACTAAGCATGTCGGTAAATTCAGGAGCATGGCTTTTGCTGATCCAATTAAAGAGATTATCAGGGTCATGTTTCCTTCAATACCCAGAAAGCATTTATACGGTTCTTCAAAGTATCGCTCAGAAGTTATACCAGGGGCTTTCAAAGACGGCGTACCATTGACTATAAGGCAGTTGCTTATAGATATTGGTACCGGTCTTGGTAGAGGATATAGTGATTCTATTTGGTTGGATAATTTTGATAATAGATTAGATCATCCAAATCGGTATCAAAGACATTCACCAGTTATTGTTACTGATACTAGGTTCAGAAATGAATTTGATCACCTTAAAAGCAAAGGATTCAAGATGGTTAAAGTTATTAGAGATTCGTACCTAGTAAGTAACCATATTAGTGAAACTGAACAGGACTCTATAAAAAATGGTGAATTTGATATCATTATAAATAATAATGGTAGTCTTGCTGATTTGAAAGATCTTGTTTTTAAAGAAGCAGACGCTATATAATAGTATATTTGAGCATATAGTCAAGATGAACCTAGACTTGCTTAAAAAAGAATTTTTGCCGAGATACTTGGCTGTTGGAGAGCAGGAGTTTTATAAATTTCTGCTCGTTTTTGCAATGACTAGGTTGGTAGCTATCGAAAAAGGCGATTATAAGGGGTCAACACCGGATTTAGAGTTCTTACAATACTATGAAGGGTTTATAATATTGTATAGAAGGGAAGGTGATGAAAATTATATTAATGCTGCCAGATTATTCAGAAAGGCTGCACATAAAATTAATCGACTCATGCTTAAAAAAAACATGACAGTCAAAAGCCCTAAATTCTTAACTTTGGTATAATATGGTAGTAATAAGCATTGAAATAGAACAGTCAGCAGAAGAAATTGTTTCTGGTATTCCAAAAACAGTTACAATTACTGCAAGCACATCAGCCCCTATCTTTTATACTTTAGATGGTAGCGAGCCCACAATATTTTCAGAAATATACGTCAGCGCAATTTTCTTGCCAACGGACAGTTTAACACTTACATTGAAAGCGATGGCGACTGACGGCATCGATACCTCACCGGTAATTTCTGAAACATATTTTACCAATTTAACAGTAGGCAAGAACGCTCGCTTAGCTCACTCAGCCACAAGTGCTCAAGCTGGCGACGTTATCGAAAGCCGATACCCCTTCGGTTCAAGTTCACCAGATCCTAATACAATATTTTTATCTTCTGGTGATGTTGGTATTACGGTTAATGATCCATCATTAGAACAAATTATTGATGGTTATGGCGCTGATGGCGAACCTAATTCATTTACTAATGAAGAGTACACTACAGAAAACTATAGCATCAAATATTCTGATGATGATGCAATTGGTCAAATGGGCAATGGCATTGGAAGCCTTCCTAATAATATAACGGTCACTAGACCTGTTGCACCGCCAAATACAACTAATCAATTCTCTGTAGCTTTCGATCCAAGAGCTTTGGTAATATTTCAAGACGTATCTTTGGAAGATCCAAATGATCCGCCATACATAAATAGAGAATTCTTTTCATTAGAAAATAGTGATGTTACAAGAGATGGTAATAATTATTACAATACTGGATTAGATTCTCCACCTGTATCTGGATCTTTTTTAAGATCTCATTTTAATGCTAGAGATAATACTATGACTTATTACTATATGGATACCATAGCTAATAAGTGGATTATATCAAAAACTCCATATAATCCAACATCAAATTCAACGGATAATTTGGGTGGAATGGCATTATCTAATAGACCTGGAGCAAAGTATGTTTACGAGTGGCGCCCATTTGCAAGAAGAGTTCTATTTTAATTATGATTATAAGGGTGTTTAAGCCTAACAAGGGTACAAATAGTTTAAAGCTTTGTTATCGAAATGAAAATGGGCAACTACATAGAATAGATGGTCCAGCTAAAATTTATCATGATGGTAGCGAAGAGTGGTGGCAAAATGGTGTACTACACAGAGATGGCGAGCCTGCTACTATTTGGATAAATACAAATGGTATAACTAAAAGATGGTTTTTTAATGGACTTCTGCATAGAGTAGATGGTCCTGCTGAAGAATATTCTGATGGTGATAAACATTAGTATATTCATGATGTACCGCATAGAGTAGACGGTCCAGCCATAGAAATTAATGATGGACGTAAGTATTGGTATTATAATGGAAGAAAAATTGATTGAAAAAATCAAAAAGAATTCTCAATAATGATAAAGTTACTGACGTTTTGCTAATCTGATATATAGAGCATTACACTATTTACAATTGAAAAGAATATATTTATGACTCAGGAAGAAGAGTATAAGCCATTAAGGCTTAGCGTATCTAAAACGAAAACATTCTTAGATTGCAGACGGAAGTTTGAGTATTCTTATATACAAAAACTTCCCAAGAAAGATTGGGAGCATCACACTTTTGGTAAGTTCTGCCATAAAGTATTAGAAGATTTTCATCAGTACTATCTTGAAGGTAGCCAAGATCCATACAACATAAGTATGAACAAGGCTTTTAAAGCTGCCTGGACAGAGTACAAAGCACAAATGACTCCTGAAATGAAAAAGGATTGTTTTGCTATTATCAATAATTACTTGAAATTAGTTAGTGATGAAAAGAGGGATGGTATTGCAGCAAATGTTCTGGCTTGTGAAAAGAAGTTTGAATTGCCAATAAAAAGAAGTGATGGTAATCATTTGGTTTTGAATGGTATGATTGATCGTATTCAATTAGATTCTGATGGAGTAATTCACGTAGCTGACTATAAGAGTACTAAGAATAAAAAGTATTTGAAGAATGATTGGTTTCAATTACTTACATATGCTTATGTGTTAATATCAGAAGATCCTAATATAAAGAAGGTTAGAGGGTCCTATGTTCTATTGAGACATAATTTTGAGTATATTACTGCTGAGTTTGAAGTACCAGAAATTATGACAGTTGCAGAAAAGTATTTAAATTATGCTAATGAAATAGATAGTGAAAAGGAGTATCCTGCTAACCCTACAGGATTGTGCAATTATTGTGATTTCCAGAATATGTGTGCCGAGGGGAAAACAAAATCTTTTGATTATCAAAAAATTTATGGCGAGGTAAGTTGGTAAATACCAGCCCTTGACAGAAAAAATATAGTTATTATAATGGTTAGTGCCAACATTGAGAAAATAGGAAGAAAAATGCAAATCGAAGTTAAAGAAATTGAGCCATGCAAACTATCAGTTCATTATGAAGCAAATGCTGAGCAGATTCTAAATAAAAGAGCGGAGGTGTTCCAAGCCTTTAAGAAAGCACCTGTACCGGGATTCAGACCAGGTAAAGTAGCTCCAGAAGCTATTAAAATGCATTACAAGAATCAGATTGAGGAAGCTCTTAAAAGGGGTTTAGCAGAAGATGCTTACCATAATACGCTTTTCGAGAAAAAGCTAAGAGCACACGGTGCTCCAAGGTTTACCACATTATCACTAATTGGTGGTAAGTTTAGTTGTGATTTTGATCTACACACTAAGCCAGATTTTGAGCTAGCTCCTTATCATAAGCTAAATGTACCAAAACCACACAGTCCTTTATCACAAAGTGATATAGCCGAAAAAATGCTTCAAGAAGTTAGAGTTCGTCTTGGAGAGCACACCCCTTATTCAGATACTGATTTCGTTCAAATGAATGATAATGTCATTGTTGATTATGAGGGTTCAGTAGATGGTGTTAAAGTTGAGGCATTAACCGCTACTGGTGAGATGCTTAATGTTGGAACCAGCCAATTACCAGCATTTGATGAAAATTTATTGGGTATGACTGTAGGCGAAACTAGGGAATTTTCCCTGGTAGCTCCAGCTAATTCTTTACCATCATTAGCTGGAAAGCTTGTTACATTTAAAGTAACGCTTACTATTGGTTCAAAGAACACTCCAGCAGCTTTGGATGATAGTTTAGCTGTAAAACTTGGTAAAAAAGATTACAATGAATTACGTGAATTTGTGACAGCCAATGCTGGCGCTCAAGTAATCAATACAGGAAAATCTGCATTAAATGGTTCTATCACCGCAAAACTAGTAGAAGATAATAAAATTGATGTGCCAAACTGGCTTGCTCTTTCTGAAGCTCAGTATTTAGCTCATCATTCAAAAATGGATTGGAATACTATTTCTGATGCAGATAAGGATAAGCTTTTGATAATGGCAGAGAAAAATGTCAAATTATCATTGGTGTTAGATAAGATTAGAGAGACTGAGCCTGATGCCCAGCTAAGTGATAATGAAGTACTTAATATAATTAAGCACAATATGTCTAAAACTAAATTACAATCATCATCATTTGATGATGCGATTAAAGAGATGACAAGAACAGGTTATCTTCAAGTTTTATTCTCAAGAATAAAAGATGAATATACTCTAGACTACATCGTAAAATCAGCAATCATAACGGAATAATAGGTAAAATATAATGTCAACAGATTCAAATGATCCAGTAACGTTCGCGGAAAAATGGGCTAAAGTACTCAAGGAGCTTCCTGAGTTTAAAGAGAATGCAGATGCAGCAAGCGTAGAGGATTTAAAGAAAATCATCGTCACTTGTGAAGGTAACATTTATGAGACAGATAAAGCTAAAGAAGCTGATGTTAAATTAAATGCAGCTAAAGAATGTGTTAAAGATTTTTCAGCGCCATATCGTGATGCAATTAAAGTACAAACCGCAAAAATCAAATATGCTTTATTCTTACTTGATGGCAAGGGAGAAGATGTTGGTGATAGGGAAGAATAATGAAGGTTGAAAGATTTACCGTCCAAGCTTGCTGTGGAAGGACATCTTTGATTTTCAAAACAGATCAGCCTCTTACAAAAACCATACTAGATCAATTAGTTAGTATGGGTTTTAAAGAGGCTGTGCATTTTACTAAAGCTGGAATCCTATGGGTAGATAATATGGACTTAATAGTAACAGGTCCGCTGGGTTCTAATAAGCTACAGGTGAAATGCAAGAAAGCTGATTGTAGTCAAAATCTTAATGAATTCGAGGATTTACTTCTAAAAATAGGTTAAATATGACTAATAATGGTGTTGGCACAATAGCTAATGTAAGAAAAAAGTTTCATTCTACACATGAATTGATAACAACTTCATATCATGAAGCTGGTCATGCTGTGTACGGTTTACTCAAATGCATGAAAATCGAAGAGGTTTCTGTATTTGAAAATAAGAAAACCAAAAGAATTGAGGGTTTTACTTACTATAAATCACCAACACCAGAACAGTTTATTGATCCAGATTTGACTTATTATTGGTTAATAGCTGAAATAAGTTGCAAATATGCAGGATTAGGTGCCGAAAAGTATCATTTTAAGAGTATTTCAGGATCTGATAAATTCCCGATGTTCTTGAGAGATGGATCTTCTAGTGATACTTTGTCTGCCGCGGCGATGATAAGACAATTCAATTTATCACCACCAGGCAGGAAAACTTATAATTATAAGAAATTGCTTATAAAAAATACTTGCCGTAACTTGCAAGAACATTGGGATGCTGTTACACTAGTATCCCACGCATTATTTAAAAAGAAAAGATTAGATTATGAGGAGATTAAAAATCTCCTTATTAAAAAATCTAGTCATAAACAATTTTGGAAAGAAAGATTCCAAATAATTTCAACTATTTATGGATTGCCTTCAACGATTGATGAAGCTGAACTAAAGCTGATTTTATTTATTTGAAATTATTCCCTGACAATCATACGTGCCCCATTTTTATGGGGCATAGTGCTTTGTGCATAAGCCCGATATGATTTTGTTACAATACTAACCCTAAGGACATAACATGACTGATTACGTTTCTTTACATAACCAAACCGATTTTTCCATTCTCGATTCAACAATTTCAGTCAAATCACTTTTTAAACGTGCAAAAGAGTTAAACCAAAAAGCTGTAGCTATTACCGATCATGGCACGTTTGCGGCTGCTTGGGATGCCCTAAAGGCATCAAGAGAAACTGGTGTTAAACTCATAATGGGTTGCGAATTCTATTTCAGGAATGATTGCAAAAACGAAGATGAGAGATTTAAGCATATAATCCTATTAGCTAAAAATGCTGTTGGATATAGAAATATTCTAACCTTAAACAAAAAAGGTTATGACCAAAATCTATTTGTAGGTAAGAGAATATATTCAGTAATTGATTGGAAATTACTAGAACAACACTCTGAGGGTGTAATTTGTTTAACGGCTTGTGGTAATGGTATTCTTTCCCAGCCACTTATGAAAGGCAATGTAGATGAAGTTGAAGCTTCATTGCTAAAGTTAAAGAAGCTATTTGGTGAGAATCTAGGAATAGAGGTTCAGCCAAACAACATGAAGAGGGGATCTTCTGTATTTAATGATGAAATTGATCAGCAATTTCTCAATAAAAGACTTATTGAGTTAGGTAAAAAGCATGATGTAAAAGTCGTTGCTGCTAACAATGCTCATTATACTACGAAAGAAGAGCATGATACTCATAACGTATTACTAGCAATTGGCTCACATCAACCAGTACATTCAAATTATAGATTAAGATATCCTGTGCCTGATTTCTATATGAAGTCAGGTGATGAGGTTAAAGCATTTTTCTCTAGAAATTATGGGGAAGAATTCGCAGAAACTGTTTGTGCTAACTCTATTATTTTTGCTGATATGTGCGAAATACCAGATTGGATTGATCCGAAGTTTTCAAATCCTTCAGGTAAAGAGCTTCCAATCTTTCCAGTTAAAGATGAGCATGACTATGATACATTTGTTATCTGGGCTTCCAAACAGTCAGATGATGTAAGAAAATTGGAGGATGATAAACTTTTCCTTCGCTACAGTTGCGAAAAGAAGTTTGCAAGTAGAGTAAAGAATCTCAGTGAAACACAGTTAATGGAATACAATGCTAGAATTGCTGAAGAACTAGATGTTTTAGAGTTCCATGGATTTTCTAGCTACATGTTAATTGTAGCTGATTATATTGATTGGGCTAGAAAGAATGACATTGCCGTTGGTGATGGTCGTGGTTCTGTTGGTGGCTCACTTATAGCTTATCTATTGGGAATCCATCAAGCTGATCCAATTAAATACAATTTAATTTTTGCACGTTTCCATAATAAGGAAAAATCAAGCTTTCCAGATATTGATACTGACTTTGCGCCATCAGGTAGAGAGAAAGTACAAAATTATCTACGTCAAAAATATGGTGCTGATCATGTCGCCCACGTTTCTAACGTTAATACAATCACGCCTAAGGTCTATGTAAGGGATATTGCCCGTGCTTGTGAACTAGGCGGATCACGAGAAGAAGCTATTAGAATCGGTACTGACGTTGCTGATTGCATTCCTGCTGATATTCATTCCATTGAGGATGCCCTTAATAAGGTACCCCTATTCTCTGAGTATTGCAAAAAGTACCCAGAGTTTATTAAGTATTCAGCTATCTGTGGTAAGTACAGGGCATGGTCAACTCATGCTGGTGGTATCATCATATCTGCAAGACCTCTTACAGGGCTTGTGCCACTTAGGAATGATAAGGATGGTTCTTTAGCTATTGAGTACGATAAGGATAAAGCTGAAGAGAATGGTTTGGTAAAAATGGATACTCTAGGGTTATCTACACTCGATGTCATTGGTCAAGCTATGAAATTGATTAAAGCTTCTGGTAAAGAAATGCCACCAGATGTTCTTGATTATGATCAGTATGATGAGGCTACGTACAATTTAGTATCTCAGGGCGACACTTTATGTGTATTCCAGTTTGGCACTAGCAGTGGTACTATTGATCTTTGTAAGAGAATCAAACCTAAAACAATTGAAGACTTAGCAAACATCAATGCTCTTGCTCGACCATCAGCAAGGGACATGAGAAATGACTTCATTAACGTTCGTGATGGTAAGAAAGCAATGGCATTACTACATCCTAAACTTGATCGAGCATTCGGAAGAACGAATGGTTTAGGTTTATATGAAGAGTGTCTAATGTATCTTGCGCAAGATATTGCTGGTTGGAGCTTGCATTCAGCAGATCGGCTTAGAAAACTAACTAAAGAAAAAGGTAAGAATCCAAAGAAGGCGCAGCAATGGAGGTCTGAGTTCATTACAGATGCAGTTTCACAGCAAGTAAATGAAGAAATTGCTAAGCGTATTTGGGATGAAGTTGTTGATAAGTTTCAGGGCTACGGTTTCAACGTCAGCCATGCTGTTTTGTATTCCATGATTGGTTTTAAGACTGCATACCTTAAAGCTCATTTTCCAATTGAGTTTATGCTTGCGAATCTTATGTCAGAAATTGTTTCTAATACACCAGATTCTAAATCTAAGATTGATAAGATTAAGACTGAATTAAGGAGTAATAAGGTAAAGATTCTGGCACCAGATATCAATACTTCACAGATCGCATATACAATTGTAGATGGTAATAAGTTAACTACTGGTCTAGATGCATTAAAGTTTGTTGGTGAAGATGCTATTAAAGATATTTTAGAAAAGAGACCATTTAATAGCTTTGCTGATTTTATGTCTAGAGTCGATTCAAAAAAGGTTAGAGCGAATACTATTCAAGCATTAGCTGCTAGTGGTTGTTTAGATTCTTTTAAGCTTCCAAGAAAATCAATGTTCCTATATTGTTCTGATTACAGGAAGAAACTTCAAGTATGGATGAAGAAGCATGATCCAAAGAAGGAAGAATTTGCTTATCCATGGTTGAATGATGGTGAGTGGAATGTAACTGAGTTATATGCATTGGAACAGTTTTATCTTGGAGAATCATTTGTTTGTAAGCCTACTGATGCTTATGGCAAGTTTTTTAAGGATGAGCATATGACAACTAGAGATGTAAAAAAATCAAAAGATAAGACCAGGATTTCTCCAATGAAAGGTATTATTAAGGATTTCTTTGAATTCAAAGTCAAGAAGGAAACTTCTAAGTACTATGGTCAATCAATGGTAAAAGCGGTCATTGAGGATAAATATGGTGACCAATGTTCTTTCACTATCTTCCCAGACAGGTGGAAAGTAGTGCAAGATCGTATCAAACAAGTAAATAGTAAAGCTACGTTCTCAGTAGGATTAGCTTTAAGTTTTGCTGGTAATACAAATAACTATGAGGATGATATGGGTATTATTCTTGAATATTTATTCGATCTTGCTATTCAGCCTGCATTGCCAGGTGATTTGAAGGCTAAGAAAATAAATATGAAAGAAGCTCGTACTAGATCAAATACAGAGCCAACAAATGTTGTTGTGACAAAGGATAGTGAAAAAGATGCATTTTCTAGATTATTTGAAGAAATTGAAGATCAAATGTATGATGAAGGTTTAATCGATTTAGACGAAGACTTTCAAGAAAGATGATATATATGATATCAACTGCTAATAGAATTAGTCTAGAAAATAGTTGATATCATCAAAATGATAGATTTGATATCAGATGTATATGCATAAAGAGAGATAAATCATGAAGCTTAGAGAATGGGCTGAAAAAACTGGTGTAAAGTACTTAACTGCTTATAGGTGGTTTAAGGCTGGTACACTTCCAGTTAAATCTTATCAAACTGAATCTGGGACAATCATAGTAGATGACCCAGAGTTGTCGGAGCAGCAAATGGCAAGTAATGCAAATAGTATACAAAATGATGTTATGTCTATCTTTTTGAAAAAGATGGTAGAGTTCAGTAAAATTAATGCATCGGTAGAAGACTTTGCCGCATACATTATTTCAAATTTCGTTTTGAAACTGCCCTCTACACCTGAAACGGGACCAAAATACTCTAGGAACAAACCTAAAGCAGAAGAGGTCCAGAAGTATTTTCAGCAATTCCTTAAAAAAGGTGATAAACCAGTACCACATATTGCAGTAGGTGATATCGATACAATTGATGATTTGGTAGCAAAAGCAGATACGTTATCAACTAAAGAGTTGGTAAGTGAGATCTCTAAAATTGGTGAAATTAAAAATGATGCACCTGATGTAGCAGAGCTTCAAAAAATAGTTGATGCATTTAAAGGTTTACAAATAACTAAAGTAAAAACTTATGACAAGGTTTACGGCGGGGTAATCGCTAGAAGTATACACGATTCAACTCCACAAACCTATACCGACTTCTCAGATGATGAAGCCGCTGTAAGCCTTGGTCAAGAATTATCGGAACCAGAACCAATCTTAGTAAGATCGGTTTCAGCCGTAGGCGCAACGGGCGCATTCAAGCCCACAAAGAAAGAATTAGAATCAGCCTCTAAAGCAATAAAATCTGCTGGCGCCAATAAGAAGACCATCAAGTCATCAAGGAAGAAATAATGAAAATTCTAAATAAAACACATCTTGTAAAAGTATTGGCTTATTTCCCAGAGGTACAAGAAAAGATAAATAAGACAACTATTGCTGGCGCGGCATTTGTAACTACAAATTTATCAAAAGTATTAAAAGCAGTTGTAGTACTTAATGGTCTTGATCCTGCTCGAAGCCAAAGAGATAGATTATTCGAAAGTATGAGTTTATGTTTCGCAACAGTGCATGATGGTGATTATGATAAAAATTATAACCCTAATTTCTGGAGTAATAAAAAATTTCAAGAAGCAAAAGTTGTTAATCAAGAATTGACAGCTAAACAATTTGTTAGTGCAACTGATTTATCAGATTTAACAGACCCACCAGCATTACCTGTATCTGAAGAAGTTTCAGAACAATTATTATTGTTTACTGATGCAGTAGATGTTATAGAGCAATCAGAGTTAAAGGTAGCTATTGGGGTTAATGCTGGTACTTTGGTTGAAGATAAGTTAATGAGAAATCTTGAAGAATTAATAAAAACTACAGATGATCCACACTTTAAAGATCAATTGAATCGTCAATATACTCATCAGGAAAATGGATTAAATGCTCCAACAAGAAATTTTGCTGAAATTGCTCGTGTTCGTAGAACATCCTTAGCTTAATATAAAGGAAATCAATATGAAATGTATGTCTTGTGAAGCATCAATTAATCCAAAATGGAAACATGCTATAGATAATAACACCTGTCCTTGCTGCGGTCTTTTCATCATGGAAGAGGAATTGAAGGAATTATTATTGTCATTAGGTGAAACCATAAATGATCTAAGTAAATATCAAGAGCAAGTAGATGATTGGTTACTATCAAACCATAACTATATTAAAACTGATTCACCCAATCTTGTAAATTATATTCCTCAAGATATTATGGATCAAGTAAAAGAAGACGCTAAAGAAGCGGCTATGAATGCTATTAAAGTTATAAAAAATAAAGATTTTGCTGAAAGAAAAGCTTCAGGCGGGAAATACACTGTTAAGGTAGAGACTGAGAATGGTGAGCAAGATGTTGAAGTTGAAAAAATCCAAGATGAAGATACAACAAATGACTTCTTCAAAAGAGCAGAAGCAGTAAAACCAAATATTGATGGATTTAAAGATCCAGCAGATAAGACAAAGAAGTTAAAAAATCTAGTCCAACAAATCAAGAAAAATGGAACTGGCGGAATGGCTGGTGGTGGAAGCGCTATGTCAGAATATGCTGATCCAGAAGCTGTAGCTGAAATGGAAGGCTTCATTAGTGGTGGTGGAGAGATTAGCTCTGCATTATCATCTGATGGTGGTGACGATGACGCTATTCCATCCATTGTATTATCAATGGCAAATAAAGCTAGAGGTAATGGAAATACAAGTGAAGCCAATGCTAGGGACTTACAAAAGCTAGAAGCTTTGCAAAGTAGAACTGCTTCAGCTAGAAGTAATAGTTTGAGCGGCAAAGGAGCATTTTCTAGATCATGAGTATGAGAATAATTGACAACAAAAAAATAGATTTAACGGATGATGAGTGGACAATGTACGAAAATATTGTCAAGTCATATACCACTGCGACGAACAAGGGCGAGGATCTATTTATCGATTTATTTGAAACTGGACCAGATGGAATTATTGTTTATCTGAAACCACCATCTAAGTTTAGAACTAGTTTCGAAGTGTTCTTGTATCTAATGAGCATTATGCAGCACCAACATCTTCGGCAAATGTATAAGAAGGTTGATGATGTTTGTGCGCAAATGAAACAAAAAATTGATAGTATAAAATAACATCATTTGTCGAGAAAAAGTTCGAAACATTACATATTTAAGGGAAGTCGATTATGGAAAAGAAAGTTGTAACGCTTGCCGATATAGTTGGTGACGACTTAGAAGAAGAATTCTCTAAGTTCGATCTAACTGAAATTCAAGCAGTACTTATAAGATTATCAGATGTTGATGCAATTGATATTGCACATGCCGAATTACTACAGCAACAAGCATTAAGAGGAGCAGATATTCTATGTGGGTATCTTGGTAAAATAGTAAAAACAGTTGGTTACCTTGAGGCTAGAGTTAATAGCACAAAGAATAAAGCATCTTTGGATTATCAAGCTCCTGAAGGAAAAACAACTGCTGATATGAAAAAATGGGCTGGAGAGTCTTCATCAGTCGTTGAAGACATTCAAATTAAGCTTGCAAAAGCCAAAGGCAGTAAATTAGTTTTAGAGAAAAAGTATGATATTTTAATAAAGAGTCATCATCATTATAAAGATATTGCCGCAGGCTTACGTAAGACAATCCTTGGATATAGTCCTGGTGCTGGTGTCCCCAGCGAAAAAGTGCCGGAGGGTTATGAGTGATTAAAAGAATCATAACTCCTGGCTAGATAATTAAATATAGTCGAATATGAAAAAATTGCCCATTAGATATAGCAGATATGCAAACACGGGCGAAACAAATATAGGGAGTTATGATGTCAAGTAAATTAGAATCATTTTTCAAAAGCTTTGCAGAGGCAGATGCACAATTAGATTTCAAAATGGCACATGAGACCGTAGGTGAGAAAGTCCCTGTAATTTCTACAGGGTCACTTGCTCTAGACGATGTACTATCATGTGGCGGTCTACCAAAAGGTAGAATAATTCAATACTACGGACCACCAGGCAGCGGTAAGACTCTTATGGCAATGATTGCTATGTTAGAGGCACAACAGCAAGATCCAAACTCACAACAAGTCTTCATTGATGCTGAGGGAACATTTGATCCTACTTGGGCAGAGATTCTTGGATTGGATACATCAAGAGTTATTTTAGTTGAAGGTGATACCGCAGTTAATGGTCGTAAATGTTTCGAAATGCTTTTAGGTGAACCAAAGGAAGATGCAAAGACACATATCTTAAAAGGTAAGTCAAAAGAAGGCTTATTAGATAAGATTATGAATAAAGACTTCAATATCAACATGATTGTATTAGATTCTTTGGGATCAATTATCCCACCCGGAGAAGATACATCAAAAGTTGGTAAGATGAACATGTCATTATTAGCTAGATTTTTAACAACCACTTTCAGAAAATTGTCTTTAGAGGTAAATAAGGCAGATGTAGTATTCATTGTTATCAATCATAAACGCGATAACATGGACCCATACGGAGCAGATCATACATTCTCTGGTGGTAATACATATGCACATACACTTAGCGCCAACGTATACTTCGAAGCTATTCAGAGGAAAGACGCTCGTATCGTAGACGAAAAAGAAAATAAGGTTGGTCATCCATTAAAAGGAACTATTGAAAAATCTAAGTTTGGACCTTGGCCAAGAGCCTGTGAGTTTAAAGTAAACTTTTCAATTGGAGTTATCGATAAGCATGAGGAAATTGCTCAACTAGCTTTAGATTATAATGTAGTAGTTAAAACAAGTAGCGTTTCACATGAATATGGTGAAAGGAAGTGGGTAGGTTTCCCTAAGTATTCAGAGGCTATTAAAGATGACCCAATTTTAGCTAGTGAATTGATTTTAAAAGTCAATGAAGCTCGCGAAGCTAAGTTAGAGACTAAGAGGGCTGAACAAGCAGCTAAGAGAAAGAAATCTATGGCTGATGCCCCTATAAAAGCAGATGATAATGATTCAGATGAATCTGTTAAGAAAGTAAAGAAGGTTAAGTAATGTCTAATGATGTTGGAGTAGGAATAACTACAAACGTACCTAATGGTTCAAGGATATCACCAAAACCTAATTACTTAATCAGAGTACAAGATACTGTGGGTAAAGCCAAGGTAGTTAGAAATTTTGTAACTTTAGATAAACCGGAACTTTTGGTCGGATTTGTTTCGGTTAGAGGATTTTTTACAGAATTGTCGGAGGAAGAAATATCAAGCAAAATTACCGAGGTCTTGACAACGACGAAAAAAGACTTATTAATAGAAGTGATGTTCGCATCACATGCAATATTGAGTATGAGAAGCCTAGTTTATAAGGCAAAATAACCGAATAAATTGATAAAGAAAGACTAATAAAATGACATCTAATAGTAATATAAATAACACTGACAATACCGTTCTAAATGGAGCATTGTTGGTTATATCAAAAGCAAAAGATGGTATCTGGAACGGCACGATGACTGACTTGAACTCAGCAATGAGAAAAGTAGTTATTGGTAAGAAAGGTGATATAAGTGGAATGCCACGCTCACCCAGCTCTTTGAGAGTTGTTCTGAATAGAATCATAAATAGATTACGAAGTAGGGGTGTTAGTGTTAAGTTTGGTAGAACAACAGATGCAACACGTACCCGTCACGTAGAATTTGTAATGAGATAATCATTGCAGAGTTACAGTCCGATTATGTTAAATAGAACGTACATTTGTACAATAGATAAAACAACAGTAGGAGATAAAATATGACAACATTTGGTGAAGTTTCTTGGGAAGACGAAATTGTTGGTTCTGATAAAAAACAATCAAATAATAAAGATATTTGGTTAAGATTAGATGAGGGCTCAAATGAGCTAAGACTAGTCACTCAGCCACATCAGTACTTAGTTCATAAGTACAAGAAGGACGAGAACGATAAGAGAGATTTCGGTAGAAAAGTATCATGTTCAGCCATTCATGGTAGCTGCGTACTTTGTGATGCCGGAGATAAAGCCAAGCCACGTTGGTTGCTAGGTGTAATTAGCCGTAAGACTGGATCTTACAAGATTCTAGATATTTCATTTGCAGTTTTCTCACAAGTTAGAAAACTTGCAAGAAACACTCAACGTTGGGGTGACCCAACCAAGTATGACTTGGATATCGTAGTAGATAAGAATGGTGGAGCAGCTGGTTACTACTCAGTTCAACCAATTTCAAAGGAGCCACTATCGGCTGCTGATCAACTCATCAAAGATGATGCTGATCTAGAAGAGTTGAAGGCGAAGGTAACACCTCCAACTCCAGATGTTGTTCAGAAGATCATTGCTAAAATCAATGGTGCTGACACTTCCGGTGGCGCTCCTGTAAAGAAAGCAACTGTTGCTACGGCTGCTCATGTTGCGGCAAAATCAGCACCTAAGGTTGCACCAGTAAGTATGTCTGATGATGAAGAGATTGATGAGACCTTCCCAGCATACGATGCTAAGTAAGCATCAAGAAAATAAGTGATTGATAAAGAGGGACCATGGCGTAAGCCTCGGTCCCTTTTCTAGTTTCTGCTTATCATGTTATATTCCAGTGTATGATTAAAAAAATTTTAGGATTTGATGCAAGTTCCACTACTATTGGCTGGGCTTGTCTTGAAATCAATGATATTGATAATTCAATAGTACATAAAAATTCTGGTTTTATTAAGCCTCCTAAAAAGGGTAATATAATCGAACGAATATACAAAACAAGAGCTGAAGTTCAGAAGGTAATTGATTTGTATAAGCCTGATCATATAGGAATAGAAGAAATTATACAATTTATGCAGGGAAAAAGTACAGCAAAAACAATTATTATGTTAACAACGTTTAATCGCATGGTTGGATTAGTGTCATATGATTCTTTGGGTGTAACACCGGAGTTTTTCAATGTTATGTCGATTAGACATGGATTAAAATTAAATAAAGATTTGCCAAAAAAAGAAGATATGCCAGATCTTGTTTCACAGCATTTAGGCATTACATTCCCTTATCAGTATAAAAAGACTGGTAAACCAATTGAAGAAAATTATGATAGAGCAGACGGAATTGCAGTTGCTCTATATTACGCATTAGTATTGACTGGTAAAGTAAAACGAAAAATAAAGAAACCAAAAGATAAGAAGAGTAAGGTGACGAAGTGAATTTACAAGAAGCGTATAAAACTCTGGATTTGACACCGGGCACGTCGAAGGATGATGCCAAGAAGAAATATCGGGAGCTTACTAAAAAGTACCATCCTGATATAAATAAGGAGCCCGGAGCCGAGGATAAGTTTAAAAAAATAAATGAAGCTTATTCATGTGTTCAAGCTGGAAAAGGTAATGAGCCACAAAGACAATCAAGCAATCCATTTGGCAGGCAAACGTATCATAACCAAGAAAATATTCAACTTAATGTAACAATATCATTTGCTGAATCTATATTAGGCTGTGAAAGACATTTTAAATTCAATAGGAAAGCAAAATGTAACTTATGTAATGGTAAAGGTGAAATTAATTTGCATAATGGGTGTGATAAATGTGAAGGTAAAGGCTTAATTGTAACCAGACAAGGTAATGCTATCTATAGTAGGACTTGTGATAAATGCTATGGTAAAACTGACACTCAATCTTGTAATGCATGTAACGCTGATGGTAGTGTTGATACCGATACTTCTATAAAGGTAACAATTCCAGGTGGAGTACAAAGCGGCAATATACTTCAATTAGCGGGTATGGGACATTTTGTTGGTTCTTTTATGCATATGGATCAACGAACTGATGCTCATGTTCATATTTTAGTTACACCAGAACCAGGGCTTTCTCTATCTGGAGCTACTGTTGTATGTGATTTGCAGTTAAGTTTGATAGATGCCATTAAAGGTTGTAAGAGAACAGTAAAAACTGTTTTAGGTGATAAGGAAGTTGAAATTCCGGCACAATCAAGGAATAAAGATATAGTGGTAATACCAAACATGGGTGTAAACCGTGTTGGAGATCAAAATGTAGTCTTGGATGTTAGATATTCTGAGCAGATTCTAAATATGATAGATAAACTAATGGATGGAGTAGAGTAATGGCATTTTCAACAAATTGTACTAACAAAGGCTGCGGTAAACTTCAAGAGCCATATCTTGATCCTAATGATGATAAGGTATATTGCTCTGCATGTGATAAAGAAATATTGAATTTAACATATTTTGCTAAAGCTCAAATGAAAAGCTCAAAGCAGTATAAACAAAAGACTGCTGTAGCATTTGGTGTTAAGTGTAGTAAATGTGGTAAAGAAGGTAGACCCAAAATCAAAGATGATGAGGTTGTATGTGGCTCTTGTTTGAAAGAACTAGATAATCTTAGTTTACCATTTAAGAATATGTTGAAACAGAAACTCAGAACGGTGGATAAAGATATCTAATGCTTGATAATATAATAGAGAGCTGTCAGTATCTATTAAATAATTATCCAGATGCTCAGGCTTGTCGTGATTATCTTGATTCAAGGTTAAATACCGAAAGTCAATCCTTCTTTCAATTCGGATATTTTCCAAATGAATCTAATATTAAAGTTTTAACTACAATTATTGGTGATGATACATTGAGATCTTTAGAATTAGAATATTCTAAAGATATTGAAGATGCATTATCTCCAAGGAAAATAAACTTTTCATTCTTTGAAAATTATCCAATTGTAATGCCTTTTAAAGATGCTTATGGAAAAATAGTAGCGATTGTTGGCAGAACATTATTATCAGAAGAAGAAAGAAAAGAAAAAAAGATAGCTAAATATAAGAATACAAAATTTACTAAAGGTAACAATTTATTTGGTTTATACGAAAATAAACAACATATTATTGAACAAGACTCAGTTTATATTGTCGAAGGACAGTTTGATGTTATCAAAGCAAATGAGAAGGGATTAAGAAATATTGTAGCTTTAGGTAGCGGAAATATGACTCCCTATCAATTTTCCATCATTAGCAGATACACTAATAACATATTTTTGTTATTAGATAATGATGAGGCTGGTGTAAAAGGCAGAAAAGCCATAATTAAAAAGTATGGTTCACTAGCTAATATTCGTGATTTTTATTTATCTGATGAGTACAAAGATGTTGACGAATTCTTTTCAGCGAATGAGTTAAGTGATCTTACTTTTAAGGTAAAGGGATAATAGTAGTGATAACTATCAATATCAGAATCTATGTATAAAACCTTATAATAGTTATGATATATTTGTACAAAATAAGCAACATTGTTAATGGTAAAATGTATATAGGTCAAACTAATAATCCAAATTTACGATGGTCACAGCATAAATCTAATGCTAAGTATAATAGAGGGAATCAAGTTATAACTAGAGCTATAACTAAATATGGACAAGATAAGTTTACATTTGAAGTAATAGCATTTTGTTTAACAAAAGAAAATGCTGATTTGTCAGAACAAGATATTATAATACAATATGATTGCCTTGATCCAATGAAAGGTTATAATATTGCTGCTGGCGGCAATACTTCTGTAAAAACTAAAGAAGTCTTACAAAAAATTTCTGATGGTCTTAAAAAACATTATGAAACTAATGATGGCTGGAATAAAGGCGGTACTCTTTCAGAAGAGTGGAAGCATAATATATCCATTGCCTCTATAGGTAAAGAGGGTACAAACATTGGTAAAAAATTTAATGATGATTGGAAAATTAAAATGTCCAAGTCATCATCTGGAAAAGATAAAAAATCAAGACGAAGGTTCTCTGATGAGGTTGAAAAGGAAATATGTGAATTATATGTTAATGAAAACAAATCTACATATTTTTTAGAAAAGAAATATTTATGTAATAGGTCTGTTATTAAGTCTATATTAATTCGAAACAGTATAGAAATAAGAATATCGAATTATACTGGACACTCTAATGGTAAAAATATTTTTACCATTGAACAAGAAATAGAAATATGTAAAAAATATATTGCTGGCAACATATCTAGATCAGAACTAGCCAGACAATTTAATTGTGGAAAAACAACGATAAGGGATATGTTGTTGAAACACAATATTAGACTATAAGGAACAATATGGAAAAGAGACAGAATCGCTCAGATAAGTACCAATATGTACTCCTCGAAACAGTATGTAGTAATGATATGATGGAAGCTTTTTGTAATGAAGATAGTATTTACAATAGACTTAATCCTAATCATTATGATGAAGATCTAATGAATCTGGAGGATAAGCTTAAAGTTGAATTTTGGAGAGTCGTAGATACGTTGTTAACCACAAGGCAGAGAGAAGTTATTAGACTTTATGCAGATGGCTATACTCAAATGGAGATTGCTAAAATGCTTCATGTCAATCAATCCTCTATTACTAAGTCTTTGAATGGTAATGTTGATTACAAAAACGGCAAAAAAATCTACGGTGGGGCGAGAAAAAAAATTAGAAAGATCATAGAAAATGATGATAAGATCAAAGAAATTCTGGATCAGATGTCAGCAGTTCGTGACGAAAAGTGGTAAGAAAAATAGGTGTTAGCCCGTAAGGCGATATATGAAGCAATGTTTAAAATGTAATAAAACTAAAAATGATGATTGTTATGTTGTCCAAAGTAAAGCTAGTGATGGTCTTTTTCCATGGTGTAAGGAATGTCACAAAGAATATAGAAAAAGTAAATATAACGAAGACAAGCGGAAAAGTTTAAATTATACAAATAGTAAGCGCAAATTACGTATTAAATGGCTTCAAGAATTAAAATCGAATACACCATGTACTGATTGTAAAGAAATTTATGATCCATGGTGTATGGATTTTGATCACATTGCATCTCTTGGCGAAAAAGTAAGTGGTGTTTCAAGGATGGTATTAGAAAATAGATCAAAAGATTCAATTTTGGAAGAAATTAAAAAATGTGAATTGGTTTGTTTACTGTGTCACAATAGAAGGACTAATAATAGATTGAATGATACGCTAGGCAGCACTAGAAAATATGGGTTGCATGAGCAAAGAAATATTGATGTGATCAATAAATTCAAAAATAATCAATGCTCTATTTGCAGTAAACAATATGAAACGTTTAATATGCAATGTGATCATATCAATCCATCAGAAAAATTATTTGATATTAGTGCTTTAAAAAGCCGAAAGCTTGAAACATTAGAATTAGAACTAGCTAAATGTCAGGTTTTATGTGCATTATGCCATAGACAAAAATCTATTAATGAACAAAAATATAATAAATATAGTTCTGATAGACCAAAGTTCGTAAAGAAAAAGGAATTGCATTTCGACCCAATTACCGATACGAAAGAATGTGGTAAATGTAATCTTATGAAACATAGGTCTCTATTCCGTTTAAATAAGAATACAATATCAAAAATGGACACTTATTGTAAAGAGTGTTTTAATGTTTATAGAAAAGAGAATAGGCGTAAGAAGAAAATGTAATCGATATAGTATGGCTGAACCCAAAGAGGTGCAAGAGCACTTAGGAGTCAGCCATGCTAAGAATAATAGAAACATTTAATAATTTACCACAAGCATATCAAGTAGACCCAGATTCCAATTTCGAACCTGGGCAAATCGGCTCTTTAAGAGTCAGGAGCGGTAATGTTGTTGTCGGTATATCTGATGGATTGCATCCAGAAGGTATTATCGATGACATCAAAACCGAGAAATATAGGACTGTCAAGTGGGAAGAAGAGATAATTGCTAGTGTAGAAGACTTTGGAATGAAAGATTCTGCCGTTACTACAGCTAAAGATATTAAGTGCCAACTTGAAAAGTCTCACATAATTGTAAAATCATTTATTTCAACTGTACCTGTTACATTAATTCCTATGAATGGAGTGGTTATTATTCCAGCAGGTACAATATGTAATCATGTATTAGATACGAGTAATAATTTTGCTAATGCAATACGATTTAGCTGTAATTATGCTTATAATATTCCAGCAAATTATGATGATAGTACTGTCAGTAGCGGTAGAGTTACTGTATGGAATAAAATGATGATTGCTGAAACTGACATGTTTGACACAACTGCCAAATACGATAGATACTCTAGTTTGTATACTATCAATGGGTTATTAACTACCAATAGACCTAGCTATGAGTGTAAATGTATTGGTTTTGTTCTTAACGAACCAAAAAGTAACTATGCTGTGGTTAGATTTATGTTTGATCCAGAAGGTAAAGTACAAACGGGTAGTAAATGAGAACTAAAGTAGACAAAGCTATCAGTCTAATGAAAGTCCTAGAAATTCCATATACTGGTATTCTAAATAATAAGACTGAAGACGGTAAGTATCATATTACAAGCTCAGTTAAGGTTGAGGCATTGTATGACATTCTTATGGATGAAGAAAAATTAAAGATTATACTGTCTAAGCTAAAGAACAAAGCGTTCTGGTGACGATATAGAACTATCAATATAGGTAATAAATTATGAGATAGTATCAATATTTCTCTATCTATAATGAAACATATTCTATTTAATGGGAGACGTAATGTCAAATTTCAAGATCGATTACTCAGGCTTAGCTGACAGAGTTACTAAGAGAGCCTACAAATTAGAAGATGTCAAAAACCAAATTGAGAAGGTAGCCTTCGATATCGTCCGTTTCAAAGATGGTGATAAGGGTGCTGACTTATGGCAAGTACAAAGTGCAGACGATGGTGAACAATACATCGTGTCTTTATATGAACTAGAGGCTGAGGTTAAGACTTCTGCTGACTGGAGTGTTACTATTAGTAAAACTGCGGGTGAAATTCAAGTTTCATATAAAGGTGACCCTTTGGTAAGAATTGCATCCTCTAGACTTGGTATTCCAGTAAGCGAACTACATAAGGTAGAGAGCTATTTGCCATCAAAATTGGCAGAAAACAAGAAATTAGTTAAGGCTCTACTAAATGAGCTTAACAAATCAGCTAAAGAAGAAGTATTAAGTAAATACCCTGAGTTGGTCTAATTATATAGAATAGGTGTTAAATGAGCCTCGACAAAATGAAACAAATGGTTACTTCTCTAGCTAATAGAATAGAGAACAGTGAAAAGATAGCCGTCCCATTATTGGCTGCCAAATTAGCTAAGTGTTCAGAAGCCTATCCACATGACCAAACAATTGGTTCAATGTCTAGGGTTATTGAAAAAATGGCTTCAAACAATTCTCTTTTCATCAGCAAAGCGGATTTACAGTCATTATACACAAAACTTTATTCAAACAACACAAAGTTCGCTAAATTATTTGAATCTGAACTAGGTGGTGATATTAGTTATGAGCCTGCTCGTAAAGAGTATGCTCGTGACGAAGCAACAGAGTTGAATACATATCAAGTTGGTGATTCAATCTTAGCAAATGCTTTAAACAGCGTTTTCGATAAGACAATCCCATTGAAAATGTATTCTCAAGAAGTTGCTAACAAAGCAATGAACTCAGTTGCATCTGTTTTAGACTCATCTAATTTAAATCCAACAACATTAACTGTTGATAATGGGAGTGATAAGTTTATCGTTGTTAGAGCTAGTTATGAAACCCCAAAGGGAGTAACTAGTTTTTATGTACCAGTAGAAGTAAGTGGTAATAAAATTGCAGAAGCTTCTGTATTTATGGGTAATTCAGGTCCACAAGAGATTACTTATGCTAATCTAAAAAGATATCTTACCACGACCGCAGGCATGAAGCTAAAAGTCACAGCATCTATGGTTCTAGACGCTCTTACAAAGGCATCTTCAGAGAATAGAGTTGTCAGTGATGCTGAGATGGCTTTAATCAAATTAAATGCCACCAGAGAAGGCAAGTCTGAATTCTTCCAAAATCAAGTTGTAGGATTAAAAGTATCCGAAGCATCTGCAAAAGATGTGGAACTTCCAAAATCTAATGAATTTGAATCATTCGAAAAGAAGTTTAACTCACCTCAAGGTCTTGCAACCTTTCAATTTGGTGCAGAAACACTTAAAACCGCAAGAGATTCAGTTGCTAGAGATGTAGTCGGATTTGGCTATAAGAATCCACAAATTACTGTTACTGGTAGCGACGAAAAGACTGTATTTTATGGCGTTTCATTAGATGCAGGCAAAGTTGCTTTTACCGTACCAGTTAAAATTGCTGGTGGTAAAATTAGTAAACCAAATGTAATGTTATGTCAAGGTTCAGTATCTACTTTCAATAAGGATAGCATCAATGCACTTTATGTCAATAACCAAACTGACTATAAAGTAGCTGCTGCTGCATCACCATTGTTTGGTCTTAAGCCAAGTGATTTAGTAAATAGTATTAGAACAGCATTGAGTGAAGGTAATCATTCTAAAGCTGAAGATGCTCTTAATGTATTAGCTCAAGCTGGCGATGTTAAGGCATATGCAGCAGGTTTCGGTGTCTATATGAGTGGTTTATCTAATAAGACAGCATCGGCTCCAGAGCCAAGTTGTGCAATGATTGTAAAAAGCTCAGTAAGTGAACATGTAATGTGTGGACATACAGGATTACCAGTTCATAAAGTTTATCAAGATCAACATGGTAACTGTCGCCCTCTTTACAGAAGAGGAATGGACGAGACCTATGAATGTGCTAGTTTCATGAACGCTAAAATTCTTGGATAAAAAATGAAGATATACAGAGGATAAAAAATGAAAATATACAGATTAGCACAACAATTAGACGCTAAGTACAACTTAATGTCTCAAGCAAAAGATCCAGATGAAGATAAGCCTTTCGTAAGTAATCCTGGTATAGAGAAAAAGAAATCTATAGAAGAAATTAATACTGCAAGAGTTGATAGGGCATTAGCCTCATGTAAACTTGAATTAAGAGATGCTGTCTCCAACTATATTCATGCTAAAAGTGGTACTAGAGCAAATTCTGTTTTAGAGAATCTTGCCAATTATCAAGAACCACTATCTATGTACCTAATTAATGGTTTTACAGAACTTCACGAAAATTTTGATCATTACACGCCAGAAAAAATTTATAGTGGTCTTACTGGCTTGCATTCTATGTTAAATAGAAAAAGTGTGAATGAAGCTAAAGATAAAATAAAAAGCCTTGTAATAAATCCTGCTAGAAGAAAAGAGTACGAAACTAATTTTGAAGCAGTTACATCTACATTATCTTCAATAGTAAATAGAATAAGTATTCCATTACATAATGCTTTGCTTAAACCAAATGAATTTGGATCAGATACTGGAGTATTGGCTCGTGAAAGAGTTGCTCCATTAACACATAAAATAATGGAATTTGTTAAGTTTCATCCAGCCGCTAAAAAGATAGGTATTGAATCTGAAAAAATGCTTTCAGAATTGTTTCAAGGTGAAGACGGTGGCGCTTGGAAAGAGAGATTTATTACTTATATGAATGCTGCAACAAGTAATAAGAAAAATCCAAGAGATCGAGTAGCCCTTCATCAACAAGCAATGAAGATCAATGAACAACTTGCTGCTAAGAAACGTAATTCTAGTTTAGACTTTAAAGCCACTATGCCAGGTAGGCAAGATGATGATATTGAAAAACTTAAAGCTCGCCAAAAGAAAATTCAAGATAATCAACCTGAAGTAGATCGTGCTTTCAGAATGAAAAGAGATATTGCAAACGAATTGGAAGATAAGTATCAAACTGATAAACTTCAAGAAGAAGAGGATGCAGTCGCATTACGTCATAATTATCTTAATGGTCCACAGGAAAGTAGAATGCCAGTAATAGATGAAGAAGCTCTTGAGAAGAAATATTCAAATATGTCATTTGAACAATGGTATAAAAGAGGTAGCAAATGAGAATAGCTGAAATGTTGCAAGCAATTGCAGGTTGGTTAGAGAGTTCAGAGAATGAAGCTATTCTTTTGGCTGAATATGATGAAGATTGCCTTAAAATAGTTGCTGAATCATGTGTTGAAGCTGCATCTGCTTTACATAAAGCTGCTCAAATGGTCGATTCTATCGAACCACAAGAAGAATCTAAGATTACTCCAGAAGCTTTAGATAAATTAGCTGATTTAGCTGCTGCATTCGATGCTTCAGGTGATGAAGAGCTACAAAAACAAGCATCAGTAATCGATGAATTACTTCTATCAGTAGCTTCACCTCCAGGTGCTATGTCAGAAAGAAAGATGTCTGACGACAAAAAGATCGAAGATCTTAAAAAAAAATATGAAGACCCTCGTAAAGCCTTAGAAGAGAGTAATAAAATTGCTGAATCTAATAAAGCTATTGAAAAAAGTAAGATGACCAAAGAGTATAGGATCATGGAAGCTCCTCTTAGTGCTAGGGGATGTCCAGATCATGCTGGTGGTCAATTAGCTCGCGTTGGTGAAAACATGTGGCAATGTGAAATGGATAAGAAAATTTACAATTTCGCCACAGGATTTGAATTAGCCAATGGTAATAAAGTTCCTGGTGGTGATGTATCATTACAAACTCAAGAAATTGATATACCTAATACCAATACTTTCGATAGCAGAGAGAGTAGACTAAATTCAAATAGGGATTAATTATGACTTATACAAAGATAAAGAAGCTAGCAAATGAGATCAATAATAAAATAACTCAAAGATTTTCTGATACAATAGATTGGAAAGCATTAGATAGTCAATATACTGTATTATTTGATCCAATTTTTGATGGCTTAAATGAAGCGGCATATTTTCTTGATAGTGAAAGGCATTCTGTAGTAATTGATCATAGGGAGCTTAAAGCTTCAATCACAGAAAAATTAGATCCTGCATTAGATGCTATTAACAGCGTTATTCTTTTCTTATATGAAATGAAGAATAATCCAATGTTACAATTAATTTCAGATAATATTGTTTTTAGAATTAAAAGGCTGAACGTTCTTGCTGAAGCAATAAAAGTTGCTCAAGAGGCAAAAAATGGAATCAAATATAATTTACAATTGATAAGCAGGATTTATGAGGCTATAAATAAAGTAACTAGTATTTTAGATTTCAAGAGTTCTCTTGGATGAAGTTAGTTAGAAAGTTAGACAAATGAATAAAATAGTATTAAAAAATTTACAGGTTGTAGATCAGCATATTTCAGTATTTCATGATGTAATCAAGGAAGTTTTATCTCAGATGGATTCAGATACATTACTGTATTTCATGGAAGTATTTGATGATAAAATGGCTAAATTAAAACAACATGAAACTAGTTAAATAGTTGGAAAATGAACAAAACAGCATTAAAAAAGATCTTAGATCATCCAGATAAAGATGAGATTATATCTAAATTGGTAATAGGAATTTCGCCTTCTGACATTCATGACTGGTTAAAAGCCAAGTATACGAATGTTGGTGAGGCGAAATTTGTCATTGCAGAAAAGTCAGTAAAGCAGTTTCAAGAAAATTATCTTGACATATACAATATGATTCGAGAAGATTTATCTAAAACTAAATCAGCATTAGCATTAAGTACAGAAGACCAATTGGAATTATCTGTTAAAGGCAATTCTGCATATAAGAATCGTATGCTTGAATTGGCTGGTAAAGAACTTGATATAAAAACAATGATTACTAATCTTTGTGTTGCAGTAGAAACACGTCTTGGTCAAATCTTCGATGAGATTCAGGAAGATCCTCGCAACATAAATACTAGAGTAGATCGTCTTCTTATAGAATATGCTGATACTCTAGGTAGTGTATTAGAAAAATATTATAAACTTACTACCGTTCAACCAGACCAAATTGTTCAGCATAACGTTACTTTACAGGTTGTAGATCAGCATATTTCAGTATTTCATGATGTAATCAAGGAAGTTTTGTCTCAAATGGACTTGGACACATCTCTGTATTTTATGGAAGTATTTAATGATAAGATGGCTAAGCTAAAACAACCATCTGCCGCAGAAGTACCAAATACGGATATGAGACTGGTAGAAGCTAAAGTTCTAAACGAAACCATTAACAAAAAAATCAACGAGTAATGCTATGACAAAAAAACAACCAGCTAAAACGCCAGTAAAGAAACCATCAGAAAAGGCTAAGAAGCCAACTAAACGTCTTCTTTCTGAAGAAGAATTGGTTGTTGAAGAGGTTCCAGTTGTTATGGAGACTATCAATCCTTTTAGTGTTAAAGAGTATCCTGATTTCAAAAAGGAATTAGAACTTTCTGAATTTGAAAAAGCTAAGATTAAGAAACTAGAAGAATTTTTCAGTTTTGAGAAACCACAATCATTTAATATGCCTAAATTAAATCTTGATGCAAAAGCTTATCCAAATAATGATGAGTATATAAACATTCCAGGTGCTCATGATACACAAAAATGGTTAGAAACAGTTAAGGCAATTTATACAGCAGAACAAAATGGACAAGCTAGGGAGTACTTTTTACCTAAGATTACTTCTGGTTGGGGACCAACTGAAAAATATGACTTCTTAAATTGGTTGAAGTTCTACGAAGAAAACGCTCATCTAAAGTACAAAACTGCTCAACAGCAATGGTACGAGAATGACCTTCCTGGGTACATTTTACCTTATAAAACAGATCCTGCAAAGCAAGATATTCATGTGGGTGGTCGAGATATTGACTATGCTCGTGAAGCTATCGTTAGCGAAATGCCTGTTGCTGAAAAGAAAAGAATTATTGAGAACCAAAGAAGAAAAATAGTTGGTAGACTTGATTCAACAGAAAAGCTATTAAGATCTGAAGAGGGTCAAATGTTAGCTGGTAAAGAATTTGAAACACTTATTGAAGTAATTTATGCACTTAAGAAAAAGTTGCAATTAGTTAATAAGATAAGCACATCAACGAAATTATATGAAGATATGATTGTTCGTGAAGCTAATGTTTTAAACAAAAATGGTTTTACTAAAGCCGCTAATGTTTTATATAAATTTGCCGATGAAACTGCCAGTAAAAATGCAATACCAAGCGCAGCCGAGCCAGCAAAAGAACCTGCTCTTGCTGCAACTCCACCAGCTCCACCAGCACAACCAAGTGGTGCTCCTGGTGGTTTACCAGCGACACCACCAGGCGTAGCTCCAAAATCAGAAGGAATTAATAATTTCTTAAGTAATTTAGATACAAGTAAAATTACTGAAAAAGACAAGCAAGCTGTAGAGGATGAGCTATTTGTTGAAGATCATGAAGGTGAATTAATTGTTGAAGCTCAAGAAGCTCCATTACCAGAACCAGTTGCACCGCCAGCAGCACCAGTAGAAAACCCTATTGAAGTTGAAGAGCCAGTTTCTGAAGCTCTAGTTGATCCAGCAATAGAACCAGAAGACACTGTAACAGAAGATACAACTGAATCTTTGAAAGCAAAAAATTTCGATGCAATGATTGGGCGCGCATTAAGCAATCTTAAAATAGACGATGTTGTTGCTAAGCTTGAAGATTTGGCTAAGGTATTCAAAACAAGAGAAATTCCAAGACAATTATCAATCATAGATATGATGCTTGATAGTTTAGGATTAGCGTCTTTTTTCCCTTCTCTTTCAGAAGCTACAAATAAGGCTTTGGAATCAAATAACTATATCTCTACTCGTGTTGAAGATGTTCTATCTAAACTTCGTGGTAGCATGAAGACAAATGATATTGATTTAAAAAATGGGGAAGGCGAAAAAGCCCAATCACCTGAAGTTGAAGGAATGAAAGCTAGCCTTAAAAATAAAGAAGATAAAGAGAACAGTAGGAAAGAGATGAGAAAGAATTTGGCAGATGAGGCTTTAGAAGACCAAACTAAAGAAACGCCAGATGTAGAAATCGATGAAGATTTAGCTCCTGAAACTCCTCCAGCAGAAGCGCCAGTCGCACCACCAGCATTTCCACCTAAACCAGCAGTATAATTGGAGATGAATGAAACTTCGTGAATTACTCCAAACATTAGAGCAAGTCCATCAAAAGATAGGTTGCTCTAAACCATACATCTGCGGTGGTACTCCAAGAGATAGATTTATGTCTAAGCTAGCTAATATAGCAGACATAGATCTATGTACTGGAGATAAAACTATTGATTACTTATCAGAGGAATTCGCAAAAGTTCTTATGACTAAGTACAATATCACTAGAAAAGTTATGGATGATGGTCATAGCACTGCTTATATTGGAAATCTGAAAATGGATTTTTCATCCAATTTCAATGCCCATAATATTGTACCTATTTTAGGTAAAATGGGCATTGCAACTCCAACGGAATTGCAAAAAGAAATGTTCAGCAGAGATTTTACTTGTAATGCTATGTTGTTAACCTTAGATCTTAAATCTTTATTAGATCCAACTAATAAGGGTTTCAAAGATATTAAAGATAAAACAATTAGAACTTGCTTAAGTCCAGAAATAACATTAACAACAAATAAGAATAGAGTTGTAAGAGCAATATATTTGGCATGTAAATTGGATTTCAACATTGATAGATCAATAATTGATTTAGTTTCTAGAAACCCAGAACTTGTAAGAATATCAACTGAAAAATCTATGGCTGAAAAATTAAACAGTGCTTTTACAAGTGATCCAGATAAAGCAGCTTCATTAATTACGCAAATGAATATTTGGAATCATATAATTATTACTGAAAAAATTTATCCATATTATATTAAGCGTGGAAATGTAACAAATGTCAAATGATAAATTAGCCTATTATGGTGGCACAGAAAAACCAACCCCAAAAAAGACTAAATATAAAGCTGAACCTGCTTTGGTAGTTCAGCCAAGATTCAAAGAACCTTTCTATAACAATTACGATTTATACGAAACAGAAGGTGTAGATGGTGCTCCTAAGCATGGACCAGGCGCCAGCTTATATCAAAATATGGACAAGTATGATAGCGTAGATGATTTCAAGAAGAAGAAAAAGAAGATAAAAGACAAGTATAAGGCTGATGATTCTTGGATTCAGCCTGATGGTTCTATAACGAAAACGAAAAAAGCAAATAAAATAGCTAGAAGAATGGCATTGATGTCAATACTTACAAAAATGGCTATTGACTTTCCAATAGATGAACAAATTTCAGAATCGATCGATGGAGAAGGTGTTGCTGGAAATACATCTCTTATTGGTGGGATGTTAAGTAGTAATGAGACTGTTCCTGATGAAGATAAACCATACGATTTGATACTAAAAAATGAATTTGTTGAATGATAGAATAGAACAATTGCGCCTTTTTCTACATATAGACGCATATAAACATAAAGCCTAGAGGTACGTAATGCCATTATTTGAAACTGATGAACTTGAAGTAAATGATATGCAGGACTCTGTAATGCTTGCTGATGGACCAAAAGACCATAAGCATGATGACGAACATGGTGAACTGTTTGTACAGGAAATGCTTGAGGGAATGCCAGAATTAAAACATGAACATGACAGTGAACATAGTCATGAACACGAAGGTATGCCTAGTATTGTCGTTGATCCTACTGAACAGGGTAATGCTGATATTGAAATTGAAATTCATGTAGGTGATTTACCAGGCGCACCACCTGGAACAACTCATCCTGAAATTGTCGTTGAAGACAAAGAGCATGAAGTTGATGAAAAATCTGAAGCTGATGATAATGAGGCTCGTAAAAGCAAGAAAAATGATAAATGGGATTGGGCGTCAAAAGGTGCTACAGGTTTCGTTGCTTGGATTAAAGATAGAATTAGCTCTATTCCAAAACATTCTGGATATGATTCTGCTGGTTTAGAAAGAGCCGTAGCTTATCTTGATAAATTAGATTCAGAAATTTCTAAAGCCATGAGACTTGATTTAGAAGGTGAGTTAGATGCTAATAAGATTGAAGCTGTAAGATCTGAAATCGATGAAGGTATCAGTAGACTTAATGAAAGATTAGATAAAGTAAGCAAGAGCAAAAAAGCCAAAAGAAAAGGCAAGAAGGCGTCTGAAGAAGAGCTTGGTATGATCAAAGAGGCTCAAAAAGTTACTGGTGTTCAAGGTGTTTATGTAACTGTACCACTTCTTATTTCAAGAATTGCCAGAGTCTGTATTAATGGCATGGTTTCTGGTGGTCATGATATTGAAGATATCTACAGCAAACAAGTTGAGAGATACAAACTAACTCCTCGTGAAAGAGCTGAGACCATGCAGCTTCTAGCTGACATGGGCTTTGCATTACGTCAAGATAGAGGTTACTTGGAAGATGAAGACGTTGATTTCTCAAGCAGCGACAATATGGATATGGCTGCTAACTACAAAGGATAAATATGTCTAAGTATACAAGGCACCAATCAGTAATATCTAGAAACGCAGATGATGTCGATGGTGAAGATCATTGGTTGAAACAATTTGAAAAAAGTCTTCAAAAAGAGGCTGTTCAACCAAAAAGAACTGATGACTCATTGTTTAATCAAATCAATTCAATTATGAATGGTAGTAAAGCAAAATATCCTTCAGTACAATCTGCTGTCGATGATATGCAACAAAGAAGCGGTCTAACAGCTTATCTAGAAAAAGTTAAAATGTCTGGGACAGAAGAAGTAACTAAGAAAGTTGCCTCTGAAGGTAAACCCGTAGAAAAAGACATGACACCTTCAGTTATTAAAAAGTTTCCTTCAATAAAGAAGACTTTTGAAAACTATATTAGGGAGTCAAAAGGGAATTTACCAATCCCAGCAATCATTTCGCATATCAGATCTATTCATCAAAGGGATGTATCTGATTCCAAAGATTGGGATGAGGATAATCTTATAAGGTTTGTAAGTTCATTAAACTTAAGAGCTAAGAAAGAAAATGCCGAAAATTTCCACAACAACGATACTTTGGGCACAAGAGATAGAGGCAATGCATCAGACATTGACATCTCTAATACTGATGCGTTTAGCGGATTAAATCCAGTTAAGTTCTAATAAAGCATGAGTGATAGTAAATATTTATTTGAAGAATTAAAAAATCAGTTGTTAATGCTCGATCCAGTAAGTTTCGTTGAGAGATATTTAACACTAGATGGTAAGAAGTTTAGTTTACATAATAATGGTTATAAACCATTTGCAGATATTTATAGGTATATTGGAATCAAGGCTTTAGAACCAACAGCAAAACCAGTTATACTTGTAAAAGGTCGTCAGGTCGGAGGAACAACTATGGCTGGTGCTCTTGAAATGTATTTCATGGGCTCCGGCATTTTTGGTGTTGGCAATAATCCACCTATTAGAGTTATTCATGCATTCCCACAGCTAGAGCTTGCCGCAGCTTATTCTAAGACCAAATTAAATTCTATGATTCTTTCATCTATTCAGACAGGTGACGGCAAGCCTGGTTCAAAATCAAAATCATACATGCAAAGTTTGCTTGATACATCAAGCGCAACAAATGATTCATTACATTTCAAACAATTCATTAATGGCAATCATATTTGGATTGAATCAACAGGATTAGATGCAGATAGAATCATGGGTCGTACTGCTGATGTTATCTTTTTTGATGAAGTTCAGAAGACCACTGGTCAAGCTATTGGTAATGCCTTAAAAATTCTAAATACTGCTAAATATGGCAGATCATCTAAAGGCGTACAAGTATTCTTCGGAACACCACGTCGTAAAGGATCAGATTTCCATAAAATGTGGCAGAGTTCTTCTCAACAATACTACTACTTAGGCTGTGAGAGTTGTAAAAAACATTTTCCGCTTTACACTCCTGGCTCTGATGAGTGGGAAAAAATTTGGTTACATGGATTTATTGTCAAATGTACTCATTGTGGTTTTGAACAAGATAAGCGCCAAGCTGCTGAGCGTGGTAAATGGGTCGGACTAAAAGATCCGGGTGATGAGGATTGTAAAATGATTGGATTTCATATCAATCAAATATACATGCCTACTTTTACTAAAGAAGACTTAATGAGTGAAAAGCCTGGAACTCATCCAATCAATACTGAGAGAACTTTTCAAAATGAAGTTCTTGGAGAGTTTTTCCAAGGTGATACTAGCCCAATAACTCCAGAAGAAATTAGAGAAAATTGTGCAGACATAGGTAGAAAATTTCGTAGTGGAATTGCACCAGGCGAAGAACAAATGGTCGTATTAGGAATAGATTATGGTGCTCGTGCTGATGCTGAGCAAATGGCTAATCCAGAATCTAGTACTGTAAGAGGGCAATCATATAGTACTGCCGTCATCCTTACTGCAAAAGGTCCGGGTTTATTATCTATTGAGTTCGCAACTAAGTTTAAACGTAATGATCCTGAAAGTAAAAAAGGTCTTATAGATCAGCTAATGAGAAAATACAGCATTGATTTAGCTGTAGGAGATATTGGTTATTCTAATGACTTTTCAAATACACTTCATAATGAATATGGTGATAGGTATTTAGTATCCAGAGCGCATTCTAAAGTTAATGATCATGTTAAATTTAGACAAGATGCATTTCCTAAAGAAATAGTATTCGAAAGAGATTACTATATTGCTGAGCTTTATGAGAAAATTAAAAGAGGAATGATTAAATTTCCTTTTGGTGATTATGAAAAGTTAGCATGGCTAATTGAGCATTGCGCTAGCATGGAAATCAAGCCATCTATTTCTAAAACTGGAGACCCTACAATACATTATATTAAAGGAAGTACACCAAACGACGGTTTCATGGCTTTGCTTAATGCTTACATTGCTTATAAGTTTTTGGTTAGTAAGGGATTCACAAATAACAACCCATTACTACAAGAACAATCATTTAAGGATAAGAATAAGCCATTAATTTTGACTGGTTACATTAAAAGAAGGATGTAAATCAATAGAAATACTTATTTTTTGCTGTTATATTATTTATTGTGTATAGTGGTATAGTAAAATGAGGTTTCATGACAGCACAAAAGAAGTCTAAATCCGAACAATATTTAGAAAATAGGTCTACAGTTCCACAAGTAAGCGCATTAATGGCGCAAGGCGTATCGCATGTTCGTAGGGATGGTATATCAAACGAAGTCGATCAAGGCTTATTCAGAGATGGCTCTGGACCAACAGTCAAAGATAACGGATTAACAAGCAATTCAAATGTTTTGGCTTCTGTAGGTATCAAGAAAACTGCACAAGTTGTAAGCGGTGGAGGCTATAGGGGCGCTGGTGATACTGTTAAACAGGCACCAGAAGTCTATTCACCATTATGGTTAAACAGTAACTTAAACTTACCTCGTGATAGAGCTACCATCAATGCCTGGTGTCGTAGCTTTTATGCTTTAAACCCATTTGTACATAACGCTATTAACTTACATAGTACTTATCCAATAAGTAAGTTAAACATTAAATGCGCAAATAAAGATATAGAGAAGTTTTTCAATGATATGATTGAAGAAATTGATCTAATGAACATTTGCGTACAGATAGCACAAGAATATTGGCTACTAGGAGAATCATTCGTTTACGGAGAGCTTGATGAAAGTAAAGGTAAATGGAGTAGACTATTAATTCAAAATCCTGATTATATGATTGTTAAACGTACTGTAGTGGCTAATGAGCCTATAATAATGTTACGTCCAGATGAAAATCTAAAAACAATTGTAAAATCGAATAAACCAGCCGATATTGAACAACGTAAACAATTAAATCAGCACATTATTGATTCAGTTAAGCGTGGCGAAAATATTCCATTAGATAACTTTCACGTCTCACATCTTGCTCGCAGAATCAGTCCTTACGAAATTAGAGGGACTGGTCTTCCTGTATGTATTTTTAGACAATTAATGCTCTTTGACAAGCTCCGCGAATGTTATTCGACTGATTGCGAGGTTCTAACAGATAGTGGGTTTAAGACAATAGATCAATTAGTTCATAAGACAACCTCTATTTCAATCAACCCTAACTATGTTAATGGTATTGAATTAGATGAGGACGGTCAAGTATCATCTGTTCTTACTATGAAGGAAGATTTTAAAGTAGCTTGTGTAAATCAAGAAACAAATGAGATAGAGTATCATAAGCCAATTGAATTACATATGTCGAAATATAATGGCAAAATGCTACATTTCGAAGGTAAAAAAATTGATACACTTGTTACACCAAATCATAAGATGTGGACTAAAGAGCAAACAAATGGTAAGTGGGGAGAAATGAAAAAAATTCCCGCCTCTAAAATGTTAGAAAAGAAAAAATATTGGAAATTTAATTCCAAATCAAAATATGTTTCAAATGACCATCCTGAAACAATTAGTGTTTTTGGATTTGATGTACCATCAGAATTATATATGAAAATTTTAGGATATGTAGTTTCGGAAGGTTGTATATATGAAAATTTTGAAAATGGCAGATATGATACAAAAATTTTATTAAATCAACTTACATCAAGTGATTGTTTTGATGATATGAAGTCATCTTTTGAAGAATTTGCTAAAAGTTTAAACAAAAAAGCTACTTCTTATATTTCTACAAAAGGTTCTGGATATTCTAAAAATACTCCAAAGGAAAAATGGGAAAGCTGTATTCATGGGAAAGATTTAACACAATATTTTAAAAATGAAATTGGTGTTAATGGCTCAACTATATCTCATGATAAACATTTGCCACGCTGGGTATTAAATTTATCACCCAATCTTCTAAAAATACTTTTAAATTCTTTATTGTTAGTTGATGGTTCAGAGTCTACAAGCAAATATGGGACTGATTCAAAATCTTTTAAGTATTCTACAATATCAAAACAATTGGCAAACGATGTCTATGAGTTAGTTTATAAATGTGGATATGTTCCAAATTTATGCGTATCTACTGCTAAAAAATCAGATGGTAGAATGGTGACAGAATATATTGTATTATGGTCATCAACTGATTATGGTAATGAGCCATTGGTTTATACTGGTACAAAAAATGGGGGTGGTGCCTCTGTTAAAGAAATAGATTATGATGGTGTAGTATGGTGTTTTGAAGTACCTACTGGTTTATTTATTACTAGAAGAAATGGCAAGATTTCTATTAATGGAAATAGTAAATATGCTCAGGCAGATAACATGATCAATCCTCTTACATTAGTAAAGATTGGTACTGAAGGAGCAGATGGTCAACATCCAGGGTTTGCTGATCTTGAAGCTTGGAGAGCTGTATTCGAAGAAGCTCAATATGATAAAGATTTCAAAATCTTTACTCATCCAGGCGTAACCGTTGAAAGAGTAGGTTATGGTGCTGGTATCTATGACATTTCAGGTGATATTACTCAAATCATCAAAGAAATTTATGTAGGTTTACAAGTACCATCTGCATTGATGGATGGTGGAGCTGATACTACCTATGCTAATGCTGGTGTAGCTTTGGACGTATTACGTCAACGTTATATGCAATTCAGAAATATGATGTCAACTTGGTTAAAGAGAAAAGTTTTTGCACCAATTTCTAAGATCCAAGGCTTTTATGATTATTCTGGTGGTGAGAAACAATTAATTGTGCCAGACATTGACTGGAATCATATGGCTTTGTTTGATGCTGGTGACTATATTACAAATCTAGTGGCATTAACACAGGGTGAAGATGGTGCCAAAAGAGCTTCACTTCATACACTATATAGATCTATGGGTCTTGAGTTTGAAGATGAAGTTAGAAAGATGCGTAAGGAAACCATTCAATTAGCTATTGGCGCTAAGGAAAAGATTGCATTGGCATCTATGGATCTTAATGCGCTTCGTGCTCTTGATGAAGATGATGAAATTCCAGAGCCAAAAGCGAATGCAGAGGGTGGAGCAGGAGGCTCGCCACCAGTTCCTGGTGAAGCACCACCAGGCGGTGAACCAGCATTACCTGGATTGGATATGGGTCTATCACCAGATGGACCTCCACCAGCACCTTAATATACTTAGAATCAATTAGTATTTATGTATAATCTTGTATTGTTTACGAATTGAATATAAGTGAAGGGTTTACTATGGAAAAATACGCTCAAAGAAATATTGGAGATAGAGCATCTGGCTTTATAAATAAAATTAAAGAGAAAACTAATATTGGAGGCATTGCTTCTGAAAATCTTTTTAATCCAAAATTCACAAAAATTATGAATACTCTTAGGGATGATGTAGATGATCCTATTAGAGCTATTTTATTTGGTGAAAAAATTAATGAAGCTTCTCCTCCAGAAGGATTAGTTGGCGCCAAAACTTATCTAAGGAATGCCAAAGAGAATCTTGCAAAAAAGGAGTATATGAATACTCTTGGAAATATTGGCAAGTTTCATAAAAGCATGGAATTAATTACCAAGCGCTTATTATCTTTTAAAGGTAATGTTGATGATATTCATGAAGAATTCATTCAAAAAGATGTTGTTGATGATACTAAAGACGAGATAAGAAGATTGCAAGATCGTTATCTAAAAAGAAAACAACAAAAAGCAGCATCAGATAGAAATTCACTAATGACTAAACGAGCTGGTATTATGGAGTTCTTAATAGGTAAAGAAAGAGGTATGGCTACTTGGGAGAAGTTATATCCAAAACAATTCAAAAGACTTAGAGAAGATTTAGGTGTTCTATTAAAAGAATCTAATTCCTTATTTAATTTGACATTATCTAATCTTAAAGATATGGCTGGATTTAGAGGTGCTAGAAAAGTTGGTGATTACATTACTTCTGGCGAAGTAATTGTCAAAGCTTATAATACATATGATACAAAGTTTGATACTTTGTTTGATACTCATAATGCATTGTTAGGTAAGATTAGCAGAAGTGTCCCTAAACCTGATGGTATTCCACCAACAGTAGATATGGTATCTGTGCCAGGTGATGCTCATCGATATGGTATTCCACCAACAGTAGATATGGTATATGTGCCAGGTGATGCTCATCAATTTAGTGGACCAAACACTTCTCCAATGGCTTCCAGTCCAGTGACAATTAATCAACCACCTGCAAGTGGCGCACATAATATTGGAGATAGACCAACAAGATTAAGCCCAGTAGTAGGTCCAGATGGTAAACCAAAAAGTGCGCCTCCACCAGTTTCAGTTGTAACGTTACAACCAACGATTCCAGATCTAGGACCATTACCAAGTTTTCGTGATCCAACTTCAGTTCCTGATAATGCTAAGGTTCGTTTGGTTCCAAATTCAGTTCCAGTTTTGGGTCATAGGAAATTTATTGAATCATTGGAATCAATGAGTGGTGAACATCCATTGATTTTAGCTAAATTTATTTCTAAGTATGCTACATCGATACAAGGAAATGATCCAGATTCAGCAATTAAGCTATTTAAAATGGCAAAAAGCATTAGGGGTTAATCATGCCTAATTTGACGCCTAACTTTTACGATAAGTTAGTTAAGATTACCTCTGAATTAGGTATGAAGCCTGAAGATTTACTTAATGTAATGGCTTTAGAATCTGGATTGAACCCAGCAGCCCATAATAAAAATGGAAATGCTTCTGGGTTAGTCCAGTTTATGCCAAGTACATTAAAAGGAATGGGCTATAAAGGTTCTCATGATGAATTTAGAGGTTTATCTGGTGAAGATCAACTTGACTATGTAAAAAGACTTATTCAAGGCAATATGAAATTCAATGGTGGACCATTTACATCAGCTCCACAATACTATGTTGCTAATTTTTGGCCAGTTGGTCTTAAATTGCCTGGAATTAAAGCGGGTGATGATGCCGCAGTAATTGTTGAAAAAAATCCTGAATCAGTAACTGCCATGAGTAAGGATAAAAAGAATCCAGGCGAAGTTCAGTATTCAAAAAAATATATGGATGTTGGATTTAGAATATCTGTTAAGTCAGAAATAGCTGCTTATAATGCTAATCCTGGTTTAGATACTGACAAAGATGGTAAGATAACATTTGCTGATTTGAAAGTAGTTTTAAAAAGAGCTACAGGTGGAAAGAATTATCTAGCTGCTTTGGAAGCAATGAAAAATGCAACTGGATATGAAGCAAAACCACAGGAACAAGTTGCAAGCAATGTGCGCAGTGTAAATACACAACCTGATAATGTACGTGATATAAGTACTGCTCCCAATAAACCATCAGATCCAGGCAAATCCTGGTATAACCTACATGATAACCATAGTGATGGATTTAAAGGACTTATGATGCCAAACTCTACGGCTCCATCAGAAAATTATAATATTGATACTATATTAAATTCATATGTATCACAAATAGCTGCATCAGAAAAAGTTAACAGAAGTCTTTACAATAAATTCCTACCAAAACAAAAATATTTAATACAAATACAGGCTTCAAATTATACTAATGCAGTAGAAGCTTCTAGAGTATTATCTGCTGCATTAGAGGAAGACTTACTGGCAACATCAACTGTATATACAAATGGTAATGAAGTTGAAATTGAATCTTCCATTCCTGGTCCAAGTAAGGAATGTTTTGCCGCATTAGTTGGAATTACGGAATCATTTGAAGATGCATTTAAAATTGCAACAAAAAAAATAGGTGAAGTATCTATAAGTACTAATATCATTGTTAACGCCAAATCATCATATCCAGAAATAACGTTAAAAACCGCTGAAATTCAGCACAATAAATTTTTACTAAAATTTGTATAAGGAATACCATGGTAACCGAAAAAGAAGTCATTGATGTAGTTGCTAGTTCTCAGGGATCTGGAAAAACATTTGCAGAATTTATAGCTGAAGTATTTAAAGGTAAATTCGTAGAAATATATGTAGGCGATTCTTATGAGGATATTAGTACTGAACAAGTATCAATGTCATATCCTGCAACATTTTGTGGTAAAGTGATTTCTGCCTATAAAGAATGCTTAGTAATAAGCTGTGCTTTTTCTGGAGTTAATAGACCTACACAAATGGGTAAATTGTTATTCATAAGTGAAAGAGCTATTAGAGCTATGACAGAAGTAGATGAAAAGGGCGTTTTTGAAGATACTATGTTAAGAAGTAAAGATAGCTTATCCGTTAAAAAATCTTTTGGAGAATAATGAATTCTATTGATGAACTATTGCTAATAACCGAAGCATTTGAAAAACAATGCAATGGTAGCCTTGTATCTTTAGCATTTGCTAAAGAAAAGAAGGAAGAATCAGTAATAGATTTATCTAAGGCTGATGACTTTACGTATTCAGCTATGATGCGTCAAATAAGAAAGAAGACTTCCAAGGAACAAACTAAAGAGTTTTTAAGGTTATTTAAAGATTATTTTGATATAACTATCAAAGCAGGAATTCAGCAACCTGAAAAAATAGCATTAAAGAAAGCATTGGATGAATTTGGCAAAAAATATAAACTTAAGTTAGACGATGAACTAATTAAGAATGCGGCGGTAACTGAATTAGGTAATCCAGTTCTTGTTGGAAAGTATTTATCTGATATTATTAGATTTACGCTCAATAGAATATCTCCTGAAAGAAGACCTAAATCAATTAATACAGTAAAACAAAAAATATATGCTTTGAATGAAAATGAAATTTCAACAAAGAATTTACCAGCATCTTCATCTATGGGGCAATCAATAACATTCGTTAAGACAATTCTATTTAATCATAATGCTAAATATATTAGAAGTGTCATAAATAATATAGTGAGAAACCTATGATACTTAGATTTAATGTTATTACATCAGGTCTTTATAGGGGGAGTGCTCCAAAGCCACAAGATGTAGTTGTTTTGCATGATAAGTACGATATAAAAAAAATAGTAAGTCTTGATCAAGCTTCGGGAGACAATATCAGTAAAGCTTGTAAAATGCTGGGTATTAAACAGGTAATGTTACCATTAGTTTTTAGTAAGGCATCATTGCTTGAATTGCTTTCTTATGATTTGAAAGATTTACTTATTAGTGGTGGACCAACGTTTGTACATTGTTATGCTGGTAAGGACAGGACTGGATTAGTTACTGCATTATTTAAATGTAAATATATGGGTAAAGATCCAGAAGTTGCGATTAAAGAGGCTAAATCATTAGGGTTTGGTGTTGGGGTTGATCCAGAGATTGTATTATTATATGAGAAAGTAATACGTTCTTGTAAGCCGTCTAAAGATGTTAATAGTGCTGATATAGTTTCAAATGTTAGGGATGATGATAATTCATATTTGGCAGAAACTGGCAGAGGTTCTTTCGCTCCATATTTAGATGGCACCAAACAATATCCTTATGATTCCGTTTATAATTGGGTTAGTGAGGAATCTCCTAATAGAGAAAATTATTCTTCTTACAAGTCAATAACAGAACATGATAAAGAGGAAGAAGATTCTGTGCCTTTGGTCGGTCTTTACAATGGCGATTCAAGTGGAAGAGGCTCTGGACCAACAGGAAACTTCGGTGGATTCATAAATGATTAAAAAAGCATACGTAATACAAATGTCATACGATGTCTCTGATGAAGAAAAAAGTCAGGGAGAGCTTGCCATTTCTTGTTTCAACGATGCTTTAAAGCTTTTGAACAAAGCTTCTGATCATCTTAACATAATGAAAACGCCATTTAAAAATAGTCCAGATATGGATACTGAATCTGTTATGGCAGCCAGGGCTGCCATTAGAAGATTTAGGGATAAAGCTGTAGAAAATTTCAACGCATTTAAAAAATCATCATTCAAATGTGTAAATATAATGCGCAATTTCGGTTCAGATACACAAACTGTTAAACTTATGAAGTCGTTTATATCTTCAATAGATATTGTAGAAATCAGAGTAAATGAATTTGTTGGCTTGATTGATGATTTAGAATCAAAAGAATTTGCAAAAGATGTGGTAAAGGCTCTTGAAAGTATACAAGAGGAATGTGATGATCTTAAAGAGATCATTGATGATAGAATTAAGAATCATATTCAATCAAACATACTAGCTCGTAGTTGGGTAGACTCTGTTAGCAATGAATTACAAATGAAAATGGAGCAAAAAACTCCTCTCATTATGGAATTGTTTGATAAAAGACAAGATCAACTAAACGACGCTATCAAAGATAAATCGCAAAATGGTACCAAATAATCATACAAGCTAGGAATATTGCTGTATGATTATGAAGTTTCTGCTAAATCTAGAAATTTTTGTAGCAATAACTAATTATATATTGTGAACCTATTGCGAACATCCTCTAAAATTTGGAGAATATAGATGTTTATTAAGCACGGCGACGGCAAAATAGTAACTGTTCTTGAAGAAGAAGAGGTAACTGAAGAACAAAAGAAGACTGCAAAAGAAGTTATGAAGCAACTTGTAAAGCAAACAATACAAACTGATTCTGATATTAAGAAAACAGGGAGATAATAATGTTTATCAAACTAGGTGAATTAATAGAGATTACTAGAGTAGAGAATGCTGAAGCATATCGCGAAACTATTAGTGCTGAAGTATTGGAACAATTTAAAAAAACTGCTGGTAACTTAAAGCGTATTGCCCCTAAAGCTGAAGACTTTTTATATTTCTCAGCCGTTATGATGCACGCTGCTGAATCATCTGCATTGAATGATGATGGCTCTTCAAAAGTTAATGGAAAAGGTGAAGTTGTTAAAGTTAGTTGGGATAAAACCAATAATACTATGCGTTGGGTTAGTAATGATCCCAATGTCAAGCCTTATAGAAATTCTAATGGTGATATATTCCCAGAAGAAGAATTAATTAAGGCTCATAAAAAATGGGTACATAAACCTCTTTGCATCGATCATAAGTCAAGTTCTGTAGATCATGTCAGAGGTTTTATTGTTGATACTGTTTATGATTCACAATTGAAAAGAGTAATTGCTCTTTGCGCATTAGATAAACAAAACTATCCAGATCTTGCTAGAAAAGTTTCTACAGGATACTCTAATTGTGTATCAATGGGTACAGCAGTAGGTAGAGCTATTTGTTCTGATTGTGCTAGAGTTGCTAGAGCAGAAGCTGATTTTTGTAATTGTATGAAGAACAAAAGCTGCTATGGTGAAATCAACGTTGACTTAAATCCAATTGAATTATCAATCGTGGTTAATGGTGCCGATCAAAAAGCAAAAATTAAACATATCATCGCAGCCGCAAACACTCTAAGCACTTATATTGAACAAAAAGAACAAGAGTTTAAGAAATTAGCTGGTAAGAGATACAGCGCTTCTTTTAGCGTATCTGATGATACAACTGATTACTCTGATTCTAGTAGTGCTAATTTAGTCGTTAGCAAAACAGATCTAAGTGAGTTCAAAGATGCAATAAATGAAACGATGAAAACATTAGAAAATCTAAATTCTAAAGCCGAAGAAGAAAATTCTGGCAATGAAAAGACATCTAATGATAAGAGTGACTCTGATTCAGCAAATGATTCAGATGACCTTACGGTTAATTCTTCATTACAATCTTCTGATAAAGTATCATCCACTTTAGATTCAGAAGAAGCCCTTGCTGAACTTCGTAGCATGACAGAAGCTATGGGAGCCAAGTTAAGTCACATGAAACAAAGTTTGGATAAGTTAGCTAATACTTCAAATAAACAAGAGGAAAATATGTCTGGATCAAAAGAAATTAACAAGAACGCTTATCACCAAGGCACTGAAGAACCAAAGCCTGGTCAACAACAATACACAGTTGATCCACTTAACCAAAAGCTTAGAACTGATGGTGATAAGCAAATGTCAGGTCAAATGGATACAGGTCCAGTCGATGGAATGCATCCTGGTCCAGATTCCACTTCAATGAGTGAAATGGAACGTAAAAAAATGTTAGCTCGCGCTACCGCAGAAGAGAGAGCCATGAAACGTACAGCAGTTGTCAATCTTGCAAAGAAGGCTTTGGAAGACAAGAAAGCCTATTACTTAAATGATTCAGGTACCAAAGAAAATCCAGGTACACCAACCCCAGGCAAGCCAAAATATCCAGTAGATAAACTAGAAGCTGATCTTCGTGAAGATGGTGATAGGCACATGTTAGGTCAAAAACCTTTCCCAGGTGTCGGATCTGTTGATGGATTACATCCAAGCCCAGCATCAGCAGATGTCGCTGATGAAAAGAAACGTAAGGAAATGCTTGCAAGAGCATCTCGTATAAGAGCAAGGTTCGTAAGAGCTAGCAAATTTGACGGTACTCAAGATATGGGTAGAAGTGCATGGGAAGTATTCATGGGCGACAAGCTATTATTGAACGCATCAGTTAATGAACTTTCTGGTAATCGTGCCGAAATGTTATTTGATAGCATTGCAACAAAAGAATTCGGATCAAAATTGATTGAAAAAATCAAGGTCCATGGAGCTGATAGAGTTCGTAGTTTAGTAAAGAGCGCTGCTCCTGGTGACGCCGCTCCTCCTGCTGACGCCGCTCCTCCTGCTGCGGCTCCTGCCGCTCCTGCTGCTGGCGCCGAAGGTCCAGAAGCTGGTGCAGAAGCTCCAGTTCTAGATGATGCTGGTAACTCGGGCGATCCAAAAGAAGCAATTAAAGAGCTAAGTGGTAAATTAACTGATGTAGCATCAGATTTAACTGAAGCCGTAGTTCTAATGAATGGTGAGAAGGCTGAAATGGGTGATGTAGAAGCTCCATCAGCAGACGTACCAATGGGAAGCAGTGCATCTTTTAGCACATCTCATCTTAATTCTCTTAGAAAAGAAATTAACGGAGCATTAACTCACGCAATGAAAGAAGCAGTTGCTGAACTGAATGATCATGCACAAGAATTAGAAATGATTAGTGGGTTATATGATAGGGGTATTGGCGACGCAAATGAAGAAATGGTTAATCCAATTTTTGAAGATGCTGTTCAAGAAGCCAAGACTGCCGTTGCAGATGGTTTTAAACTTATGACAGCTTTCGTCAAGTATGCTCGTGGAACCAAAGCAATCGTTAAGCGCGCCCAACTTGAAGATGAACTACAAGCATTAGACTTAGGAGGAGATTCAATAGGTGGTGAAGAATTAGGCGGAACTGGTGATGCAGAATTAGATGCAATCATCGAAAGTGCAAAATTAGACTCAGATCTAGAATCTGGTGACTCATTAGAATCACTTGAAGCAGATGATGATTATAATGACGCTCTAGATGTAACAGTTAATCCAGACCAAGCAAGAAATATTAGTAATATGGGTCTTCCAGAAGATGCCAAGGTTACAGTCGCAAGTTTTGATAGCAAAGCTGGACGTGCAGCACTTCGTGCAAAACTAGCTACTGATACTCTAAAGATTAGCCCAATGTTAGGTGAAGCGCATCCAAAGGGTGGATTCACAACTGACCTAGATGTCAATCCATCAGGTGACCTTGCTAAGGTTGAAGACTTAGAAGAAACGCATGATGCCATGATGGATCTTGCAAATGCACCAGTCAAGGTACGTAAAGAAGCAGAAGCAATCCATAGATTAGTATCTGAAGGAAAACTAGATCCACAAGATCTTGGAGCCCTAGTATCAGAAGGTCTTGATAAGGATGCAGTTGCATATTACAAGAAATACTACAGCCAAGCTGATGGTGGTTCAGAATTCGCAAGTGAACTTGTCAAGGAACACGTAAAGGCTCATATTGAAGACGAACTAAACACTTACAAAGTTAAAATGGCAAGAGCTTATGAACTAGCTCATGAAATGGTAGCAAGAGGATTATGCCGTAATGATAGAATGGCAGTCTCTGCACAAGTAGAAGAGCTTATGAAGTTCAATGACGAGAATTTCGATTCTCTAAAGAGAGTTGTTGCACAACATGCACCAACAATGCGTAAAGAAGCTGGTCGCATTCCACAAGTTGGAATGATTGGATCTGGTGAAATTACAGTAAGCAATGAGTCAGATGACGGGAACTTATTTGCACAACTATCAGCAGCACTTAGCAAATCTTCTAGAAAGATGTTCTAAGAATTACTAAAAGAGGATCTATGAAAAACAAGAGCGTATCAGATTTCGTAGCTGCATCAATGGATGCAGTTCTAAAAAGCCAAGAACATCAATCACTATTCGGCACACAATATAAATTCGCCTCTGACGAGAACGATGCTAAATGTGAAAAATGCCAAGATGACTCATGCACCTGCGACTCTTCAGCCGCAGATGATGAAGAGTTAGAGTTAGACCCAGCAGAAGACGATGATGAAGAACTTGATGATTCAATGGCTGATGACACTGCCACTTCAAAAGCAGAAGAAGCAGATACCGCATTAGCATTTGACGTTGCAATTGACAGTCTTCTAACAGCTTCTGCTGCTCTAGATTCAGTCAATCTTAGCAGAGGGTCTGCCCTTAGCTTGAAACTAGCTTCTCTAGTTGTTGAAGCAAAGAAGTCAAGTGTTGATTCTAAGAAGAGCGACAAAGCAAAAGCCAATAAGAAGAAGGCTGATGAAAAAGCAAAAGCTGACAAAAATAAGGCTGATGACAAGAAGAAGAAAGAAAAAGAAAAAGCATTAGCCGATAAGAAGAAGGCTGATGATAAGAAGAAAGCCGATGCCAAGAAGAAGAGCAATGATGCAAGAGGCGGAAAGAAAGACTCAGGCAAAGATTCTAAAGACTCTAAAGATGGCAAAAAAGGCGGATTCGTTCCTTTTCAAAAGAAGAAATAACAACATTAGTTGGTAACAATATAATGACCGATATAAATAACATTGAAGCCGAAATTGACCAGTTGATGGCTGATTCTTCGGCTTCGGTCGATTCTACACCAAAAACTCTTGATCTATATGAAGCATGTGATATTATTTCCGCTAATATGAAGCAAGTAATAGATCAGATTAAAGCTTGCAAATTTGAATTGCATAACCCTTCTTCTAAAACAACCGTTATCAAGGTAATAAAACTTTTACGTGCTGCTGAAACTGAATTATCAGAAATAAAAGATATCATGGGCTGATTAGAAGATGGTTTACCAGGTAAATAATTAAGGAATAATATGTTTAAACAAAGTAGCTTTGAGACAGAACTTTTTGAATCTATGGAAAAACAATTGAAAACCAATGAATTGGAATCCAAGAAAGGCTTTAATAGACTAGCCAAAGCTGCTGATTTATTAAACACTGCTGCAATTATCTTAGATAAAGCTGGCATGACCAGCGAAGCAGATGCAATCACTAAAATACTAACTAGTATGACAAAGGTAGGTAAGTAATGATTAATAAATCTGTATTTGAAGAAGATTTAGTTAATGGAATGTATAATATTGTAACTGCTGGAGATAAAGCAGCTAACATGGACAGATTATCAGAAGCTGTCGATTGCTTAAGCTCTGCTTCAGAAATATTAGCAGAAAATGGCTTGATGAAACAATCAAATGCTATTATGGCATTACTTACCAAAATAGCTAATGACCCACATACAAATGGATTAACTCCAAACAAAATGGTAGGTAATCTTAAAGATCATGGTCATGAATTTAACTTATCAGATGATATGAATGATGTTCTTGATTCTGATTTAGGTATGTTAGATGGTGAAGTAATAGAAGATACCGAAGCTAGTTTTGAGGATGAAATATAATTCTTAAATTCTATATATTTGTCATATTTTCTTGGTAAATATATAGTAGAATTTATATATAGCCAATCAAGCATTTTTATACATTGTAAATTACCACCTACAGATAATGTAGTGGTAATTTTATTTGTTTTTGGTCTTGATAATGACTGTGAACAATTAATACTTAGTACTTTTTTTAATAGTATGGCTGTTTGTTCGCAGAATTGTTTAGTAGATATTATTTTCCATATAGTATTAATACCTTTTCTATTTTTATATATAGTTCCATCTCCATCACTATAACCACGTAAAAAATGTCTAATTAATTCATCGGGGATTGTTTTGGGGAATTCTAATATTAATGATTTATTGGGAATACATCCATGACTAATCAATTGATCACATATTTCTTTTTGATTGATTCTAAAATAAGAGTAAGTGGTGTCTGATTCTTTATTTTTGGTTGCTTTAATTGTAGATGACGGCGACATAATATCTCTAAATTTCTCTATAATACATAGATCGTCTGATTTTAATTTTAAACATACTGTATATGCATTATTTTTTATTTGTACACATCCATCTGCATATAAAAATCCTAAAAAGTAAGCACTTTCTTCCGTATTTATTTCTTTAAAAAAAGCAATGTTAATATCAATGTATTTTATATTTTTGAAAACAGAGATTCTGTCTCTACATTTAATTCCCCTACGTTTAAAGATTTTAGAAACATTAGTTTGACTACATTTTAATATCTCAGATATTTCTTTTTGTGTTTTCCCGGAATTATACAATTCAATCATAAATTGTATTTTTTTATCTTCAATCATATTATAATTGTCCAATTGTGTTATTTATTTAACATATGATATATATATCAATGAGACATAATATGGTTATAAGGATAGTTAATGAATATAATAAATGATTTTTTTGTTAGGGGCATTGAGATAAAGATCTCAATGATTTCATAATGTTGCGCTTGGTCCAGGTGGGTAATGCACTTCCAGCCAGTTTTATATGCGATCCATCGGCACAATTTCAGCCAGGACAAATAGCTGAATTGACTGTCATCAATAACCAAGTAATGATAACTGTCAGCAATGGTACAGCTCCAATTGGTATTATTGATGATATTAAAACAGTAGCTTTCACTAACATTTCTTGGAACGAAGTAGTTATAGTTCCGGCAGTAGGCATAGATAACGGTTCTGGAACTTTAGTTACACCAATTGATATTAAAGCTGAATTAAGAAAGCCAAATATTGTATCTACAAGTTTTAGTTCCAGTATCAGCGTAACATTGAATCCAATCAATGGTGTTATTACATTCATTGCTGGAACACCATTGAATTTTGATTTGAGTGGAACTGGTTCACCTAATGCTATTAGAACCATCGTTAACTATACGTATCAAGTTCCTAATATTCCAGGCGATGATAGTACGCAAGGATCGGGCAGAGTTACGGTTTGGTTCAATAGGATGTTTTTTCAAACAAATCAATATGAAAGTAATCAACAGTATCCAGTAAAAGCTAATTTGTATGTTAGCGAACTCGGATTCTTGACTACTAGAAGAGCTAGTCAGTATCATCCTGCTATTGGTATGGTTACGGCTCCGCCAACTCCGAACAACCCCATGTTGGAGATTTTGTATTTTTAAAATTTCCGTTTTAGCTGATATATAGTGCTTTGGAGGTCACAATGACTACAGAGCACCAAGTTGAACGGATTATTTATCTTTATAAAGTAACATGTATCACAAATAATAAAATTTATATAGGACAATCAGTTGATCCAACAGGAAGATGGCGAGCACATAGAAGAGACTCTTCTGATCCTAAAGTACAATTTCATTATGCAATCAAAAAATATGGTTCTCATAATTTTGAATTTGAGGTAATAGCTTGTTGCAAAACTCAAGATGATGCCAATGATATGGAAACGGAGTTAGTTGCACAATATAATAGTTTCGTATCAAGTGGTTATGGATACAATGCAACTCATGGAGGTATGAATGCACCGAAATCTGAAGCTTGGATTCAAGCTATGAAAAACTGGCACGCATCTTTATCACCTGAAGAAAAAGCAGCAAGAAGTAAAATGCACTCAGAAAGTATGTTAAATATTATTGCTACTAAAGGTCATCCGGCTCAAGGAACTAAACGTACTCCAGATCAAGTTCAAAACTTAATTCAAGCTAGAAAAGATCATCCAGTAGTTTACACAGATGAAATAAGAGAAAGAATGTCTTTAGCTCATCTGGGTAAAGAGTTACCTGCTGAGCAAATAGAAAAAATGGCGGTAGCTATAAAAGAAAATTGGGATAAAAGATTAGCTGAATTAGAATCCACTGGAAACATAAAGTGTCATGCTGAAGGTTGTACAGTATATGGTACAAAGATAAAGTATATCATTCTTAATGAAATTAGGTACTGTTCTACACATGGACAAAGATTGAGAAATACGGGTTCATTGCAGCTTAATACAAATCGTTCATCTCATAATAAAGGTGTGCCAATGTCAGAAGAGGCTAAGGAGAAGGTTAGGCTAGCTAAACTCGGCAAGGTACCGCCAGGACAAATTAAATTTACTAAGGAGCAAGTTGAATCTATTTTAAATGATAGTAGACCTAGTAGATTGATAGCAAATGATTTCAATGTTTCTCAAAATACGATTCTTAGGTTGAAAAACAGAAAAAATGATTTCTTGATATCTATAATACTACATATTGTAGAGTGAAATAATACATCAGAGGCACTAATGACTTTTAAGCACAGCAAATTTATAGATTCAGTAACAATGCGTTCATTTGAAAAAATCGCAATGGAGAAAGGCTTAATTACGGCGGATTCTCTATATAAAAAAGCCTCAAAGAAGCTAGATCTTAGAGCATCAGATAATATTATGCAAAATGTCTTTACATTATGTGCAGGCTTGAAGCAAATAGGTTTAGAAGCATATGCTCATGACCTACAAAAGAAGTTTTTAAATTACAAACAATCATCTAGTGAGTCTGGCGAAGACTTAATCGAGCAAGCTCATCCAAAGGGTGGACATGAGGTAGCTGATGTTGAAGGTGATGCATTAGTTGAAACAATCTTAGAGCAACATCTTAAGATGATTACAATGGTTAATAAGAAGCCAACTGGTAAAGTTTCAAGTGCATCAACAAGTAGAGATATCATTAATGCTGTCAAGTATAGTTTAGGTCAAGCAATTGCTCCAACAGTAGAT